TTATGAATTATTAGTACTACCATTATTATTTAGAATTCTTTGGTGTAATGTTGCTTTAAAAGGATTCAAATATACATACATATTTTGATGTAAATTATTTTCACTTGATACAACAATATCACTTGTTTTAATATATTTGTTTTTATTTTTTTCATATGTTATTATCTTATTTTTATTATCATTATTATTGAAATTTAAATCTACTGAAAATTTACTACTTGATGTTATTTGTGAACTTGATGATGATGATGAACCTTCATTTTTCATATTTTGTAATTTTGTTTGTAAATCACTAACTCTAGCAATACTTACATCATGTTGATTTATATATAAACTATTAGTTATAGTTACACCACTAAATTCTATATTTGTATTTGGTTCTAAACTTTGAGGTAATGATAAAACTACTTTATTATCTATTATATCTAAACTTATACCTCTAGTAGTTATACTTGAAAATATTCTACTTATATCACTAAATGATAAATCATTATAACTTATAGTATATGTATTATCATTTTTAATAAAACTTATATCATTAATATTCAAACTATTTGTTAAATTACTTACATCAAACGCATCATAAATTTTTTGTTTTTCTAAATTTGTTACATCTGACAAATTTAATACATAACCATCTTGATTATTTAATTGATTTAATGTTAATGATAAATCTGTAGAAGTTCCACTTATATCTTCACTTATATTGGGTAAATTAGTTCCCAAATAATTTAAATTATTTACAATTGTTATATTTTGAGCTGATATATCTTTTAAAACTTCAAATAAATTACTACTAATTTCTATTTCATCATTAGTATTTTTATATTTAATACTTGCTATATTATTTGATATTTCTATGCCTGATTCATTTAATAGTGTACTCTCATTAGATGCTAATTTTATTTGATTAGAACTTATTTCAATATTATTTGATTCTATTGTGATAGTACTACCATCTACAATTAAACTACCTTCTATAACTACATTTGACGCTTCAATTGTTAATTTATCATTTTCTAATTCTATTTTATTTACATAAAAATTTCCACTTGTTTCTATTTCATTACAGGATACATCTTTTACATTTAAATTATTTTTAATTATTAAATTATTAATATTTGCATTTTCTAATGATACATTTGATAATAAATTGTTAATACTAGCATCATTTGTTGTTAAATTTGTTGTTTTTAAATTGCTAATATTTATATCATTATTATTTAATGTTATTGAACCATTTGATATATCTATTTTTGTATTTACACTTAAATCAGTTAATAAATTTGTAATAGCATTACTTGTAATTGTTCCATTATTTATTAAATTTGTTATTTTTAAACTTGATATATCTAAATTATGTTTTATTGTTACATTATTAAATGATATATCATTTTTATTAATAAAATCTTGTGTAACAATAGATGAAATATCTATATTACTTACATTAATTATTAAATTATTCGAATTATTCGAATTATTTAAATTAATATTATTAATACTTAGAACATTATTATATACAATTGTTTCTATATTATCTGCTAAAGATATTAATGTTTTATTTATACTTATATCATTTAAGATATTTAATTGTTCATTAACACTTAAATCAATATTAGATAAAAATTCAATATTTGTATTATTGGACATTATTAAATTGTTACTTAATTCTACATTTCCAAAGGATGCTTCTGAAATTATAGAATCAAAATTTATATATACATTTTCTTCGGTATCATCTGATTTTTTTGACATAATTTGTAATTTTCCAGATTCATCTACTGTTACTCTTTTATCTCCAAAATAAAGAGAATTATTTGAAACATATACATCTTTAAACCGTTTGCTTTCAGAACCTAGATTATATATTCCATTAGAAACAGTTATTATATTACCACTTAAATTAATTGTTCCAGTTGTAGAATAAATGTAACTACTTACATCTATTATATTATTAATTGTTCCTGTTTCTGATATACTAAAACTATTATCTATTGATACTTTACTAGCATCTATATTATTAAATAAACCTTTATTATTTATTTTATCTGCGAAACTTACATCTATTGATTTTTTTGCAGCTTTTGTAATAGTATTACTTATATCTGGAATATAAATTTGATATGCTATAATACTATTATATTTATTATCATCATAACCTAAAATTGCTGTATCTGATATATCATTTGTTAATTTATTGCAACTTACTTCTAAATAATAAGTTATATTTGTATCTGTATTTGGTTCATCTAAATACATAAATTTATAATTATCTTGAATTCCAAATGCAAAATCTGTACCTAATACATTTTCTGTAGATACAATATATGTGCTATTTGTATAATTATCAAATCTTTTTAATCTAAAATTTATCTTTTGATTTTGTATTTCTGATATATTATATGTTACACTAAAATTTAATAAAACTTTTGAATTTTTTGTTTCTGGTGTAATATCTATTTTATATCCATCTCCTGATAAATCTATCCATTGATTTGATACATCTAGATATTTACTTAATAAATCATCGCCGCATTTTATAACATAATTAGAATTTGGGGTTTTAATTGAAACATTTGATGTATCTAGTATTAAATCTTTTACTAATTTTATATCATTTTGTGTCCTTACATTATTTAATATATCTAAATGATTATCTATAATTACTGTTCCATCAGTATTAAATACAATATTTTGATTTCCATCAGCATAAAATTTTAAATCATCACCACTAATTGATGTTATTTCGGAAGCATTTATTTTCCAATTTTCTTTATTATTATTAAATGTATATATTTCAGGCATTTATATATATATTTTAATAATATATTAAAAATTATTAAAATATTTACTACTACCCGATAATATATATTGCAGTAAAAATAAAATATTATTTAATATTCTGTAATCTGTAATCTGTAATCTATAATCTATAATCTATAATCTATAATCTATAATCTGTAATCTATAATCTATAATCTATAATCTATAATCTATAATCTATAATCTATAATCTATAATCTATAATCTATATTATTAAATATTCTCATTTTTTATTAATAATGAAGTATTAATATTATCTATATTTATTGTTTTTTCTAATTTTTCTATTCCTAATACATTATTAATTATTATATTTTTTTCATTTACTATTGGTTTTACATATTCAGAACCTGCTATTGATAATACTTCTTCATTAAATATATTATTATTATATACCTTTTTCCAATTAATTCCATCATACGAATAAATCATTAAACCATTATTTATATCTTGATTTTCAGATGTAAACATTTCTTTTATATCATATTTACCACCTGCTACAAAATATTCTCCACACCATTTTATATCATTTATTTTAAAATTTGTTTCTTCCATATTACAATCTTTCCATACAATATTTGATATATCATTTGAATATTTTAAAATATTTCTTCCACCTATTACCCAGTTTATACCATTATAACATATTTTATTTATATTTTCATAACTTATATCATTATTAATTTGTATCCAATTATTACCTGAATTATCATTAGAACGATATAAACCTTGTTTTGTTACTGCTAAATTTAATAATCCAAAAGAATGTATATCATTTACTAAACTTATATCTGGTATTTGTGTTTGACTAATTTCTAAATTTGTCAAACTACTATCATTTAAATAGTAAATGTCATCTGTTGAACCAATTAACCAATTAGTACCATTATATGTTATACTTTTTAATTTCTCATTTTCTGCACCTGTTATATCATATGGATTCCAAATTATACCATCTTTAGACATTAATATAGAATTATCTGAACCATCTATTATTAACCAATTTGAACCATTGTAATCTATTGCTAATGGATTAACCATTGTACTATTAGTTGTAATGGAATCCCATTTACATCCATCATTCGAATATTTAATTTTATTTTTATCAGCATATACCCACATATCTTTATTATTATAACCTATACAATTTAATGAACTTGTATGTGATTCTACTTGTTCCCAACATAGACCATTCTTTGTTAAATAAATTCCTGTTTTTGTTGTTGCTAATAATCTGGATTTCATTATTTTTTTAGATTGATTATTATTATATCCTATTCCATTGGTTTTGGAAAATATTTGTTCTGTTTTTTGTGTTTTATCTTTTCCTATTGCTGATATATCTGTTACCATATATGTCGGATATATACTATTTCTATTTTCACTTACATTCGCATATGGTTCAAATGTTGTATCTATTAATATAGATGAATTTGATGTTACATTTGAACATGTTTCTACATATATATCTCCACAATATTCTATATCTGTTAATCCCGAATTTAATGAAAGATTTCTTCCTTTTAACCAATTAAATCCATCAAAAGAATAATATAAACCAGAAACATCTGTTGTATTACTTGTTGTAACTATCCAACTATTATTTACATATTTTATTTTTGTTATTTTATTATCACTTAAATCATTTATATTTTCTTCTAAAAACCACCAATCTTTTCCATCACTCGAATAAGCATGTATATAATCAGAATTTTCTACTTTTGTTCTTGAACCTACAGCTATCCACATATAACCATCAGATTCTATGCTTTTTACTATTCGCATTTCCATTTCATTTTGTGAAGTTGTAGATTTAGTCCATTCTTTTCCATTTATAGAATATAATAAACTTAATGAAGTATCGCTTTCTCCTCCAGCGGACCATATTGAACCATCATATTTTATACTATTTATTTTAGTCATATCTAATGTATTATCATTATTAAAACTTGCATCTTTCCAACTTATTCCATCATAAGAATATACTAAATTATATGTTCCTTCACCACCTGCTACCCATAATTTATTATCATTTTCATCATATCCCGATTCAATACATATTCCTTCTGTATTTAAATAATATTTACCTAATCCATGCCATTTGTATCCATCTTCTGAAAATGCTATTGTATTATTTGATACACCAACTGCTACCCATTTATCACCATTACATTTAACAGCATTCGCTCTATAATTGAATATATCAGCACTACCACTTATTGATAACCAATAAAATCCTTCATGTGAATATGCTAAACTGGATATTGGACTACCACTACTACCAACTAATACATCACCCGCCACTATAATTAAATTACGACTTTGTTTTATTTGATTCTCATATACATTATTTGATATTACACTATTTACCAATATATTTGATATATCATTTCCATTAAACCATTCTATGCCATCATTTGAATATGCTACACCTTTTGAACCTGATGCTATAAATTGTGTTCCATTATATACAACTTTTTTACACGTTGAACCTAATATATTACTTATATCTTCTACTGTATTCCATTTAATTAAATCATTAGAATAATATAATATATTATTTGAAGCATCATCACAACTTATTATATAATTTTCTCTGTTATTTGCTATAGATAAAACGTTTGATACTGATGATGGAAGAGTTAAGTTATATGATGTATCATTATTTGTTAAATAATTTGTATTATATGATAATTGTAAATTAGTTGTTTCTGTGCTGCCACCATAACCACCTCCTGTTGATGAAGTAGTATATATTGAAAGCCACTTTTCTCCATCAAAACTTATATTATTTGTTTTATTTGTTGTACTTTGACTTAATGTTTTTAAATTATAAGTATCATATATTCCATTATCGGTTGCTAATTTATATACATTACCATCATATCCTATACTATTTATACTGCTTATATTAGTTTCATTTGAAACATCTTTATTTAAATTATATACATAAACATTTTTATCAGATTTTTTTCCTATTACTAATCTATTATAACTTGAAGAAAATTCTGTACCTGAATTATCTATTGAAAATAAATTTAAACTATTATCTAAGGTTACTATTCCAACTGATATATCATTATTAATTATTATTCTAATATCATCTTTATTGTTTTGTTCTTGATAAATTTCTAATTTACTATTTTGATTTATAGATAAACCGGTAATTGAACCTAATTCAAACCAATCATTATTTGAACCATCTTTCTCTTTATAAACTCTAACACTTGAAGTATCATAATTATATGCAAAATATTTTCCGTCTGGTGTAATAGCTAAACTACTAGCATAAAACATATTTGTATTTAATGGTGATGGATGTTCATAAATATTAAATTCTTCATATCTATAATATTCTCCATCATCTGTTAAATCATAAATAAATATTTTATATTTATCTAAATTCGGACTATTATGAACAACATCTGATAAAAATATTCTTCCATTATTTGCTATTTTTAAATTTTTTATGTTATCAATACTATTATATGTATGCTTTGAAACTATTTCATTTACTGGTGCAAATACAAATGTATATGAATTATCATTTATATTTTTGTTTAATCTATATGCTTTAATTGAAACTGGACTTGTATTTGTATCAAATCCTAATATATATTTACCATTTTCAGATAATTGTATTCCACTATTATCTCTATTATTTTGTTGAAATGATATATCAGTTATTGTTTGAATAAATGTAAAACTATTATCATAATAATTATTTTCAAATATTGAAAAATTTGATTTATCACCTGATGCCGGTATCGATTTAATTAATAATATATTTGTATTTGTTTCATCATTATATCCACATAATATATCAGAAGCATATTCATATGTACTTGGAAGTAAATTATTATCACAAGTTATAGTTTGAATATATGAATATGAAATATCATTACTATAATTATCACTTGTATAATCTGAATTTATTTTATAAATATATACTTGAGTATTTTCTCTATTTTCTGATATATCACTAATAATTATATATTTACTATCTTTCGTTATTTTTACTTGATTTCCAAAATCATCTACATTATTTGTTATAGTTGTATTTGCTAAACTGCTTATATTATAACTAATTGTATTATCTAATTTATATTCCCAATCTATACCATTTTTAGATATTAATAATATAGCTTTATTATTATATGATTTACCCACTGCTATAAAATTTTCAGAATCATAATATAAATCATTAACACAATATATCATATCCTTAGAATATTTTACTTTATACCATACTTCACCATTAAATGAATAATATAAAGAACAACTATAATTTATACCTGTTTCACCACCAACTACCCATAATGTTCCATTAAAAGCACCACAATTTATAGAAGAAATATCAATTGATATATTTTTCCAATTTTCTAAATTATTTGATTTATATATACCTGTATTTGTTAAAGCTAAATATACTTTATCTTTAACTTCTCCAAATGTATAAATATTATCACTATATAATGTTCTAGTTGAAAAGAAATCATTTATATTTTTTTCTTTAATTATTGTATTTTGATATAATGAATAATTGATTTTTTCTATATTATTAAATGTATTATGCGATAAATAATTTTCATTTGAACTTGTTGAACTATTTCCTCCACTTGAATTATTTCCTCCACTTGAATTATTTTCTTTTTCATTTAAATTTTCCACATATTTAATAACATCTTTTTCTAAAACATAATTATTTAAATTTGTTAAATTATTTGGTTCACTGGTTAAATCAAAATTAAATATTTCTCCAGAAAATCCGTGTGAACCTAATGTTAATTTATTAAATGAACCTTCTAATACATTTGTAATACTTATTACACCTGTGCTTTTATCAATATCTATATTTGTACCTGAAACGTCTATAAAACTTAAAATTGTTTCTTTACTTATACCATGATATGTAAATACTGAACTAGAATCCGAATTTTGAGTTAACTCTAATTTTATTAAAGAACTATTTGATAAATTTAAATTATTATAGAAAATATTTATACCAGATAAATCATTATAATATATATAACTTAAATCTTCTTCTATTTGACTTGTATTCCAAGAACTATTTAATATTTTTACATAGTTATTTACATCACCTACAAAACTACCATTTGAAATAACTAATTTTTCAACATTTATAGAATTACTTGATAAATCATTTACAACTTTAATTTTTTTATTAAAATTCCAAGAATTATTATTATCCTTGTATAAAATACTTATTTGATTATTATCACCTATTGTTAAACCCATATCATTTAAAGAACCAGTTGAACTTAAAATTATTAAATCATTATCTTTATAAATAACATTATTAGTATTTATAATAGTATAATCACCATTTACATTTAAATTACCGTTTATTATAACATTACCCGGATTAGATGATGTTTTACCGTATTCCAATGGATCGATTATAAAATCAGATGAACCATAAATATATCCTGAAATATCTGTAAATTTAATATTAGTGGTATTTAAATTATTAGATACATTTAACGCGGCATTTGTTGTTGAATTTATTTTAACTTGATTTAAAATATTTAAATTTGAAATATCTAATTTATTATTTATTGAAACATCGTTATCTATAAATAAATTATCAATATTTGTTGTAGTTGATGTTATTTTATTAATATTACTAATTGATGAAACATCAATGCTTTTTGAATAAAAATTTGTTCCATTAATTGATATATCACCATTACTTATAATTATTTTATTACTTGATAAATCATTTATAATTACTAATGTTTTACTTATATCTATTGAATCTACTGTTAAATTATGAAATATAGCATTATTATCATTTACTAAATAAGATGTATCTACAATTATATTTGTAGATATTGTATTAGAAATATCAATAGAAGATATATCCGCATGATTTTGTAAGATTAAATTATTAAAAGTATTATTTGTATTAGATTTAAAAGTTAAATTTGTTATATTTAAATCACTTATATCTATATTATTTGATACATCTAATGTTTTAATATTAATATCACTAAAATCAATTCTATCATGAATAGATAAAAATTTAAAATTACTAATATCTGAATTATTAATTATTAAATTTCCAGATATTTCTAATGTATTTATACTTGAATCGCTATTTGAATTTTTTTCTGGAAGTAATTTTTTGAAAGATTCTGAATTGTTATTTAAATTAAATAAATTATCGGGTATTTTTGTTAGTTGTGTTTCATTCCAAGCATTTTTTAAATGTACCCAATCTATATATGATATTTTATCTATATTAGTTGAATCAAAAACTCTATTTATTAATGCTTCATTTTCTGTATGTTTTGGATTATCTGTAATTTTAAGTTTAGCAAACGAACCTTTTACATCATCATTACGTACCTTATTATCATTTATATATTCTGTTTTTATTATACCGTTTTCGTTCACTAATTTTCTATGTAAATTATCTTTACCTTCAAACGGAAGCCCTTGTCCATAAAATTCGGCTGGTGCATATCTTGTATCAATTTTACCAAATTGAAGTGTTGAATCACCAGTTTCATCATCAACAATTTGACTAAATACTGCTACATTTCCAGAAGAATCTACTTGATATACTGAATTAGAAGCACAATATAATGTATTAAAAGTAAATGAAGAGTCACCAATATTGAATGAAGAATTAACTGGTATAATATTACTTGAAATTTCAATATTATTACTAATATCATTACTATTTAATAATGTAGCATTAGTTATTTGAAACTTATCAATATTTTGTTCTTGTTTAAATGTCATTTGTTCTGTTATTAAATTATTACATACATCTAATGTATTAAATGAAATATCTAAATTATGATTTAAACTTACAAATACTCCACCATTAAAATTTGTAATTAATTCAAAATCTGTTGGAGTTATAAATAATTCTTTAACCATCATTAAATTGTTATAATACATGTCATAACCTAATATACCTATACCTGATAAATCACTTAATGAGCCATTTACATTTATAACATATTTAATATAATATGTTATTTCTTGATTTGTTTCAGGGCTATCTAAATAAGTTAAATTAAATTTAGTTATTAAATCAGACACAATTGATGTTCCAACTTCATTATTATGTATTATTTTTTCTGGTTCGATAGCAGATGAAATAATTTGAGTATTATCTCTAAACACTAAAATAGTTAATTTTTGATTAACTATTTCGGAAACTTTAATATTTAAATTAAAGTCTAATAGTATTTTAGATTTGTTACTATGTGGTGTAAAACTTATTTTATAACCATTTGCACTTAAATCATATTCGCCGGATAATGAATATAAAACAGAATTCAATTCATTACTTGTTTTAAATGAAAAATTATTAGATGTAAACGGTATTTTTACTAAACTTGAATCATTTGTAACTAAATCACTTGTTAAAACTAAATTATTGTGAATTACTATTTCATTTGAAACATCTAAATTTTTTAATGAAAATTCTTTTGATGATGTTAAAATTATATTATTTTCAGATACATTATTATTTGTTACAAGTTCAAGGTCATCTGTTTTACCAGCATGTATTTCATTTATATAAAAACGATAATTTTTATCTTTTCGATTAAGTTGTAAATTTCTTACCACCATTTATTTATATAAAATAAAGTATTATTTTATATTTTTCATTTATTTTTTTATTTTTTTAAACACTTTTAAAAGATTTTAATAATTAAATACAATATGATTTTCTACTTTTTAATTTATTTAATAAAAATTGTTACCTTAAATTCATTAAATATTGTTTTTAGAGCATAAAGGTTTAAATTATATTTTTGAAAAACCTAAAAAAAAAGTTATGGTAACATATTTTTTTGAAAAAAGATTTATAAAAATTTTTGGAATTGGACATTTTAAAAATGTCCATTTTTTGTTTTCGTAAAATACTTTGGTTTTTTAATGAAATTTTCATTATTTTTCCTATTTCTTATCTATATCGTTTAAAAAATGAAAAAATGTTGAAAAATAGTTGTTACCATACATTTTTTTAAAAGAATTTAAACGTTTTTTTTATTATCCATATAAGATAAAAAATGGATAAAAAATGCGAGAAAAAACTTAAAAAAACGCATTTTTGCGAACGTTGTAATTTCACTTCGAAAAATAAGACGGATTATGATAGGCACTGTAAAACCCAAAAACATCTTTATGGGTTGGATAATTTGGATAACAAATGGATAACAGAAAAAACGAGAAAAAACGCATCATCATTTTCGTGTGAATGTGGAAGGAAATACAAGTTTCAAAGTGGCCTGTGTAAACATAAAAAGACCTGTGTATATATAGTTGATGCTTCCCAAAATTTACAAATTAGTATGAAAGATGATTTTATAAATAATTTAGAAGAACCAGATTATAAGACGATGTTTTTTAAATTGATGCAGGAAAATAAAGATTTTAAGAATATTTTAGTTCATCAACAAATGCAAATAGATGATTTAATTCCTAGAGTTGGTAATAACACTGTTAACAATGTTAATAATGTTAATCAAAAATTAAATATTAATATATTTTTAAATGAGCAATGTAAGGATGCTTTAAATATAGATGATTTTGTTAAAAATATTGAATTGGATTTAAATCATTTAGATTATACTACAAATAAAGGTTTAACAGAAGGTATAACGAATGCAATTATAACAAATATGAATAAATTAAGTTTATATGAGAGACCATTACATTGTACTGATATAAAACGAGAGACATTATATATTAAAGAAAATGATAATTGGGAAAAAGATAATGATAAAGTTATATTGAAAAAAGCCATTAAAGATGTTTCAAAGAAACAATTTTCTAGTATTAAAAAATGGACTGATGAAAATCCAGATTTTCAAGATGATGATACAAAACAAGAATATTTTGCAAAAGTTCTTTCTGTATTAGGTAAAGATATTTCAACAGTTGATGACAAAATTATAAAGAAAATTTGTAATCATTCTCATGTTAAAAATTTAATTGATAAATAATTCATATAAATTAATTTTTTATATTTTATATGAATATTTTGGGTGGTTAATTCCATATTAATTTCTTTTTATAGAAATATTATAAATATATTTTTTATTTTTTTTATTTTTTTGAGAGATTTGTTATAATTTTTTATTCTTTTTATATTTTTATTTTTTTTATTTTATTTTGAAAAGTTTTTTGAAGATTGGATTTTAATTTATTATAATTAAATATTGGTTTATTTAACAAATATAATATAAAAATATAGTATAGTTTTAAATGACAACTAGATATCTAGATTCGGACAATTTTACAAAATCATTTTTAAATAAATATAATACAGATGATACTCTGGTCCAATCTTATCAAGTATTAGCAGATACTTTTCATGATAACATAAATGTTTTAAAAAAGGTAAAAAACCCAACTGTTTTTGAGGATAATTTACTTGTTCATAGTAAAAAAGTTGATAGAACAATTAAAGATTTATCACAAAATTTTACAGAATTTGTATATGCAGATTTAGATAAAAATGATTCACTACAAATAAAACAAAAAATGAAGTCAGAACTTTTTGTTGTAGATGTTTTTAGTGGTAGTTACCAAATACCAGGAATAAATAATTTGCTTGATTGTATAGGAAATCAAAACGCTACAACCGTTAAAAAAAAATTAAACTTCTATACACCCAATTCACCAACATGCGCAAACACTAATATATTTAATTGCGATGAATTGTTATTTTCTTATTTTAAAAATGATATTCGTACCAAATTATCAGGTATTAATTTACAAGAAAATCTTCGCGCGTATAATGCTGGTGATACTACTGGTGCTAGTGCTGCTGCTGCTGCTACTGCTGCTAAAACGAAAAAGGATCTATATAACAATTTGGTAAACTGTTTTTGGAAAAAACTTATAGAAATAGTAAAAATATTATTAATTAAAGATAAAGCTATATTAGAACAAGATAATTATAATATACAATATGCAATTAACATATTAAATGAATTTGAATTTAGTTTTGATATTGAAAATTTTAAGTTATATTTAAAACATAAACTAGACAATACGAAACAATCAGAATGGGTTCCTACGCAAAAATCGTTAGCAAAAGAAATAAGAAAGATAGGTAAAGATAATAGTATAGCAACTCCAAATGTGAAAGAACGAGATGAAGAAGGAGAAATTAAAGAACATCAAACTGATTGTATAAATGCAATTAAATCATATTATAATAATGATACCGTTTCCAATACACAAATTTTAGTATTATCTTTATGTAAATTTTTGGGCGATACATCACATATTGTAATGGCATATATATTATTGCATGAGAAGCCGGTGATGGCGGCAGAGGAGGCAGCAGCAACCAAGGCAATGGCGATAGATATATCGGAACCGGCAGTGAATAAGGGAACGCCTATAAAAATAAATTTACAATTATCAGAAAGACCGATGTTAATTAGAAATTGTTTACCGGATACTGATGTTTTAAATAATTTTGGTATTAACGATACACATCTTAAATCTTTAATAATACTTGTGAAAAAAATGAAAAAATTAAATTATTTAATCACAAACAAACATCCATCTGATAAAGACGATATAGATACTAAAAATTGTTGGTCATATACAAGGGACCAAGAATATGATAATAAATTAAATATAGATTTTTTAATTAGTTTAATAGAAAAATTAAAAAATGAAACTGCTATTGAAGAATTTACCATTCAAAATACTTACAAATCTAACATAGATAATAATAATAATAAAATAGACAAAGATGTATTAACAAGAATTAAAACATCTTTAGATAATCTAAATATAGTTCAACTAGAAAATGTAGAAAATGTAAAAAAAATTTTAACAGAATTATATAAATTATGTATAGCAAATAAAGTTAAAGATGAATATAGGGAAAATTCTCATACTAAACAAATTTTAGAACAAATAAATGAATCAATGATGCAAAGAATAAAAGCAGTATTAGATTCTCGTTCAAGTGATAAAACTATATTGTGGGATTATATTTGTAAAATAACAAAAATTGGGGAGCTAGAATATTTTGAAACTTTATTAAATTATAATCAATCAATAAAGTTACTTAAAAACCCAACATTTTTTGAAGGAAACAAATCTTTGGATTACAAACATACCAAGGAACTTTTAGAAAATCTTGATAATTCTCAGTTTTTAAAAGATGCAATTATGACTAATGATAAGAATGTTTTAGGTATTAAATTTGAACCTGCTAAAAGCCCAACTGCAACCAATTATAAAATACAAAATATATTACAACAAATTATATCTATTATATCTATTATAGATAAAAAACCTCAGGAGGGAGGAGCGAAGGACGACGTGGCTCCTTCCTCCCGCCCCGCCTCTCCTTCCTCCCGCCTCGCCTCTCCTTCCTCCCGCCCCGCCGCCGCCTCTCCTTCCGTAGACACACTGAATAATACGCCGGTAGATAAAACAGTAGAAAATATTTTTAAATTTTTTATTAATGAACTTTTAACAGATATAGCAAAAGGAATATATAATATATCAACATTTACATTTAATACCAAGCCATTCAACACAAATGTGTATAAAATTACATTACAAGACAATATAGATAAAATTTTTTCCGTAGCAATTTTTATAGAACATAGTATTGATATGTTTATTTATAAAATAGAAAAGTATATAAATTTAAATTTTTATTTTGATGATGCACATATAAAGAGTGCGGTTAAAGCTTTAGAACAAAGTGTATTTGAAATTTATAGTAATAAGGATAAGTATCTAGATATATTATCTACAATAATTATAGACAAAATAACATTATATTTAGATAATTTAGATGATACACCATATAAAAATGACGATTATGGTAACGTAAGATTCCAAATAAATGAGGAGAAGACGAGTATGTCGAATATAACAAGAGATATAAAAAAAGACATGGATATAATAGCGGGGATGATACTATTGCGGGATAATAATAATGTGCTAGATATGGTGGTGAATACAGAACTAAAACAGCGAAAAGGACTTGATATGCCAGCTGATGATGTGGTTGCAAAAAGGGATAAAAGGATGGTAGCTGAAGCAGCGAGGAGGAGTGTGGAGAAATTGGAAGCGGACGCGGCGAGGGCGAGGGCAAATCTCTCATAATAATAAAAAAATATTTTGAAAATTAAAAAAATAATTCTTTTAATTTTATTTAAATTATTATATAAATAAAATTAAAAATAAAAAAATTAAAATAATATTTTGGGTGGCTAATACCATATTACTTTCTTTTTATAGAAATATTATAAATATATTTTTTATTTTTTTTTGTTTTTATGAGAAATTTGTTATAATTTTTTATTCTTTTTATATTTTTATTTTTTTTATTTTGATTTGCTTTTTTTAATCTTTTCTTTAAATTCTTTTTTTTATTACTATTATTTCTTATATTTTTTTTTAATGTTTTATTTAATATAATTTTCTTTTTATTCTTTTTATTTTTGGTTTTATTTGAAACTTTTATATTATGGGCTTTTGTCTTATATATCTTTAATTTTTTTGTTTTTTTTCCGCCATCTCCCGGATGCTCCATCGACCTACTTGGCGATCGCGAACGAGAGCGGTCGTCGGACGGAACGATACTCGTAAACCTATCCTTCACCCCCCTCCCCCTCGCCCTCCCCAAGTTCGCCATCGTCGGCACCATCGCCATCGTTGGCACCATCGCCCTCGTCATCATCCTGCTCCTCTCCAGCACCGCCGCCCTCGCATACTTCTTTATCATGTTCGTGTTCGCCAGCCTCATCGCGCCTTGCCGTCGCAGCCTCGCCGCCGCCGCCGTCGCCACCCTCCTAATCGCCGGTATCGCCGCCCTCGCCGCCGCCGCCATTCCCCTCGCCCGTGCCGGCTTAGCTAAATCTCCCATCAAGTCAGAATTAAACACTTTTTCATTTATTTTTTTATTATATTTGTCTTTAAAATCTAAGTAACTTGATTCATCTAGAATATAATTTTCTAAATTCAGAAAAATTAATTCAATGTAACTCTTAAATTCGTGTGTTTCGTTATCTGGTGTAGTAGAAGGATAATATTTATCTATAAAAATATCAAACAAAGGTGTAAATATATGTTTTTCATTACTGATTATTTGGACCAATTCTAAAAGAGAATCAGAATCATAATTATCATTATCATTATAAAAATACTTGCTATGTTCATTTTCATTAAAAATTTTTTCTAACTTACTTTTCAATTTTTTGAAATATATAGTTGTTTCATATATAGTTGTTTCATATTTTTTGTTTATTTCATTTACATAAAAATTATTTTTATATAAATCTTTAATAAAAAGTTTAATTATAATATTAAAATGATTATTTAAAAAAAATTGAGAGTTAAATTCATCAAAAATTTGGTCTCGCTTTTCTTTAATATCATCAACAAAGTTAAATTTGATTTCATCAATCTCCGTTTCATCAACATTCATTATATTAAACTATATTATATTAAGTAAATATATAATTGTTTTGGATTAAATTTAATTATCACCAAATCCTAATTTATGCCATTTTTTTAATGTTTTTTTGTTTGGAATTACAGAATATGTAAGTATAGCATCTATATTACATAAAGGACATATAACAGTAGATTCATCTGTTGTTTCTGTATGATTAGTGATTATAGGTTTAAAAAATACAAACTGCTCCTTTTGAATAATTAAAAATATTATTTAAATTATTAGTAGCATGAATCATATATTGTAACATTTTTAAAATATTATATAAAATATTTTAAAAAGTATAAATGGATATGAGAGAATAAAATAATAAAAAGAAAATATATTATTGTATTATTAATGGAAAATATAGATTTAAATATAGATAATTATGATTATGAAGATATATTAAATCTATTTAAATTAGATATAAATTTTGGAGAGAATGATTTAAAACAAGCAAAAAAAATAGTTTTAAGCACTCATCCAGATAAGTCGGGATTAAATAAAGAAATATTTTTATTTTTTAGTAAAGCTTATAAAATTTTGTATTCGGTATATAATTTTAGAGAGAAAGCAAATAAAAGTGAAAAAATAAAACCATTAGAAGATATAGAATATATAGCAGATGAGGATATTTATAATAAAGAGATAATAGAAAATTTAAAAGAAAAAAATAAATTTTCCAATAAAGAATTTAATAAATGGTTTAATGAATTATTTGAAAAAGTAAAGATTGAAAATGAGTATGAAAATAATGGATATGGTGATTGGTTAAAAAAAGGAAAAAATAATAATGAAGATTGTAAAAATTTAGATGATATGAATAATAAAATATTAAGACAAAAAGAATTATTAAGAAGTAGACAATTAACAAAACATAGAAATATAGAAGAATTCAATAATACAGGTTTTTGCGATTTAACAAATTCTAAACCGGAAGAATATTCAAGTGGTTTATTTAGTAATTTACAATTTGAGGATTTAAGAAAGGCACACGAAGAAAGTATTGTTCCGGTTTCAGATAAAGATTTTAAACAAAATTATAATTCATTAGAGGATATAAGATATAAGCGTGGTATTCAAACAATAAAGCCATTAGAAGAAAAGGAATCTTTACAAATGTTAAATGAAAATGAATACAACGAAACATTTTTGAGTTCACACAGAGCATATAAATTATTACAACAAGAGAATAAAATAGAGAAGGCAAATAAAATGTGGTGGTCATCTCTCAAACAATTACAATAAAAATAAAAATTTTATTAATAATATTATATAATAATGAATTACAAGAATATTATTACAAGTATAATTATATTATTAGTTTGTAGTTTTATTTATAAACAATTTAGAGTATATATAGATAAACGGGATTTAGAGGAAGAGTTGAATATAATAGATAAATATTTTATGAAAAAGGAGGATAGTTCAGAAATGAAAAAATTAGAAAAAAACAAGAAACCAATTTTATGGATGCACATACCATATGAGATAAATAGTAGAAAATGGTTAGATTATGGTTCAAGAAATAGTACAAGTTTTAATCAAGATTATATATTTTATTGTATAAATTCCATATTAAAACAAAATGCGAATGATTATAATATAGTATTTATAAATGATAAATCATTTTATAATTTATTAGATAATTGGACAATAAATATTGATAATGTATCTGAGCCACAAAAAAGCAATATAAGATTATTGGGAATAAGTAAATTATTATATAAATATGGAGGATTATATTTAGATAATGGATTTATATGTTTTAAATCATTTTTGCCAATAAGTGAAAAAATGTTAGATACAAAAAAGATGATAGTAGGTGAATTTCCAAATAAATCAAAAAACAATATGAAATATAATTTTATAGCATCAAATAAATTGATGGGATGTGTAAAAGAATGTATTTATATGAAAGAATTAGAACAATTTTTAAGTATTTTAATAAGTAAAGATTATACCGAAGAATTAAAAATAAAAGGAACAGTAGATGATTGGTTAAATGAAAAGTTATTATCAAATGATATATCATGTATAGAAGGTAGATTTATAGGTACAAGAGATTATGAAGGAAAAGAAATAACAATAGAAGATTTATTTAGTTCATCATATTTACAATTAGATGTAGATGTATATTGTTTATATGTTCCATATAATGATATAAAGAAGATGAAAAATTATAATTGGTTTGCATATTTAGAATTAAATGCGATAAATGATGTGAACAATAATTTAGCAAAATATCTAGTAATGGCAAATAGAGTATAATTAATATTTAATAAATTATATAATTTATTAAATAAGAATATAATAAATTATAAAATTTCAGCAAGTTGTTTTTTGGTTTCTTGTGATAATTTGATAGAATAATCAATATTAAATTTAATAATAAAGTCACCAATAAAATTGTTGCGTGTGAAGCCGAGTTTATCTAATTTTTGATAATAATTATTATTAATTATATCGCCATTAGTGTTAGATATTTTATAAGATTTATTATTAATATGTTTAAATATTTTTTCAAAACCAATTAATGATTCTTTAAGACTAATATCGATTGTATATATTAGGTCAAGACCATTACGTGTAAATAAAGGATGAAAAATAAGATTAATTTTTATTTTAATATCACTTTGTGAATCATTATATATATTGCCTTTATTATTTATATTAATAATTTCATTATTATCAATACCAATAGGTATTTCAATATATAACGTTTCAGTTTCATTAGATATTACATTATTTTTGAATATATTACGATTAATTTGAAGGGGAATACTTTTACCGAAATATGAGTTTTCGAAAGTAATATTTATAGTAGTTTCAATATTAGATAAAAATTTATTATAGTTATTAAAATTATTATTATCATTATTAAAATTTTGTAAATTTTGAAAAAAAGTTTCTGTTAAAATTTTGGAAGATTGATATTTTTTAAAATTATGAGAATTATCAGATTGTTCGTAATTTTGAGAATAATTAGAATATTCCGAATCGTTGGTTTCATCTATATTTTTGGATTTTTTCAAATTTAATCCAGAAATAATATCATTATATGAATTATTGTCAAATAAATTACTTAATTTTTCATATGCATCAATAATTTTATTATAATCTACATAATTATTGTTACATTTATCGGGGTGATATTTAAGTGATAAAGTTCTAAATGATTTTTTAATAGAATTTATATCGGAATCATATGGAACATTAAGTATATTATAATATTGTTTATAATATTCAAAATTAGTCATAAGACATTATATAAATAAAAGTATTTATACTTAAATATTTTCCGCAATAAAATATTAATTATGGTATGAATTTTTTAAGATTATATAAACCAAATAAAATAGATGATTTTAATATAGAACCAATATATAAAGAAATAATAGATTTATATAAGAAAGATAATAATTTAAGATTTATTATAAATGGTAATAATAGTGTAGGTAAAACAACATTAATAAAAGTAATTTTAGAAGAATATTATAATAAAAAATTTTCGGAGTTAAAAGATGATATAATATATATTAATTATATAAAAGACCAAGGAATAAATTATTACCGTAATGAATTGAAACAATTTTGTCAAATAAATAATTTTAAAAAAGAGAAAAAAAATACAATAATAATAGATGATTTAGATTTAATAAATTTAAATTCACAGCAAATAGTAAAAACATATATATCAAATTATAAAAATATAAATTTTATATTTTCCTGTAACAATATAAATAAAATAGATACAAATATATTATATTTGCTAGAAAACATATATATAAAACCAAATGATATAGAGTTTATAAATAAAGTTTTAGAGAAAATTTTAGAAAATGAGAAAATATTTTTTGAAAATATAGAAACAAAACATTTTTTTATAAATTTATCAAATTTATTAATAACAAATGTTTTAAATAATTTAAATAAAATAAAAATAATATATGGTGATAATGTAATTATCACAAAACAAATTTTAGAAAAGGATTTATTATATATATATACAAATGATTTAAATGATTATATAGATTATTGTAAAAATAAAAAATATAATGAGGCAATAAATATTTTATTAAATATTTATAACGCAGGTTATTCGATAATAGATATATTAGATGAATTTAATTGTTTTATAAAAAATAATAAGGCATTATCAGAAAAACATATATTTGAAATATTAAAACTTTTATGTAAATATATAAATATTTTTTCAAATGTAAATGATAATATATTGGAATTATATTTTTTAACAGTAAAAATTATAGATATTTTTGATACATAAATAAATTAATTAATTATAATTAATTAAATAGCATTATCAATAAAGATATTTTCATTTTCAATAATATTATTAAAATCATTAACAATATTATTATCGATATTATCAATATTATCGATATTAATATTATTAATATTTTTTTTTGATTTATTGATGCGAGAAGTATATAATTTATTATAATTTAATAATTTAATTATAAATTTATGAAATCGTAAAAATTCTAATTTAGAAATAAAATTATATAATGGTGAGTTTTCTATATTTTCAATACTATATTGTGATAATGTAAATATAAATAAATATAATAAATCTTTTTTATCAATTAATAAATTTTGTAATAAATTATATATAAAAATATAATTATTATATTCACTGCTGTATTTAGTTAAAATTTTAGTGAAAATAATATTTTTAATATCTATATTAAAACTATTATATATATTTAATATATAATTATTGTAAAATATTTTAATTAAGTAATTAATATCATTAAGCTGCCATATTTGTTTTTGAAAAATAACTCTATCTATGTAATCACAATATACAAAATTGTTTAATATATCAATATAACATTTTAAATTTATATTTAATTGTAATATATTTTCATGAAATAATAGAGAAATAATAGTTCTATCAGTTTCTAAAATATTATTAGAAGAAAATAAATAATCTTCTTTTTTTGTTAATAATGTTTTTGTTATAGTTTTTATATCAATGTTATTATGATAAATTACATTAGTATTAGTTATATAAAATATTTTATATATAAAATCATTTTTATAATAGAATATAATTTTTTTTAAATTATATAGATTATTATTTACAAATAATAATATATTTTTTTTAATTATATTATTTGTATTTTCATCATATTTAAATATTTTTGGTGTTAAAATATTCAATATATTTAACATATCGTCACTCGATGGTGATTTTAATTTAAAATTATAACTTGTTTTCATTAATTCTAATATTTTTTTATCTTGACTATTATTATTAATACATATAACAGGTATATTTGTATATAATTCTTGTTTTTGTCTTTTTGTTTTTTTCTCTCTAATTATTTTTGTTAATGATATCAATCCATTTTTATCACCGCAATTCATGTTATCTATATCATCGAAAACAATAATAATTTTTTTAGGATTATTATTAAATATACTTAAAACATTATTTTTTGATAGATTATTAGATGAAATTTTTTCTATAAAATTTTTATTTCTTATATGTGTATTATCATAATATATTATATCATAGTTTAGTGATTTTAAAATTTGTTTTATAAATGTTGTTTTCCCACATCCATTATCACCTGATATATATATACTATTTTTATTTTTAATTTTAAAATTAGACAATATATTTTTTATATCATTGGCAATTTTATTTCTATTTAATAATGTTGTAAAGTCTATTTTATCCATTTTATCCATTTTATCCATTTTATCCATTTTATCCATTTTATCCATTTTATCCATTTTATCCATTTTATCCATTTTATCCATTTTATCCAAATTATTTATATTATCATTATTTATATTATGATTAATTATGCTATCCATTTATTATTTTTATTATGAATATATGATATATTGTTTTTATTATTTAAATTAATAAATTGAATATAATTATTTAATAAAATATCAAGTATATTATTAGAATTATATTTCTTAGAATAATAATAACAAAAATCTAAAAAATTATTAAATTTTTTATTTTGAAAAATAATTTTTTTATTATTAAAATTATTATTATTATTACTAAATTTTGATAACAATATTAGATTCATACTTAAGTTTATATCATATTGTATTAAATATTTAATATAATTATAATTTTTTATAATATATTTATTTATATCTGTTTTTTTATTAGATAAAATAAAATAGTTTTCATTAATAATATTAAATCTATATTTATAATATTTATAAAAAAAATCTTTATTTAGATTATATTTTAAACTGGGTTTAACTCTTATAAAAATTAAATTTAATATTTCATCGGGCAGTAATTTTAATAATTCATCTCTCATAATATTACTTATTTTATAAAAATATTTAAAAAATTTTTATAAAATAATCTTATTACCAATATATTATCAAGGTATTTTAATTTTTACATTTCCATGTGTGTCATGATATAATGCATAATTAGGTAATCCCATAGAACTATCTGGTAAATTATTTAATATAACATTTAAACAATTATCAACATAATATATTTCTATACTACTATTATCATTTATTGAATTACATAGTTTAAAATTATTAGAAACTTCAATATATGAAACATCTAATTTATTAGGAATTATAATATTATAACTATAAATTGAAGAATCGTGATTAATTCCATTGTTTTCAACATGTATAGAATAAGACGGGTCTATTGTATTTATACCTATGCGATTATTGCTAGTATCTATACATAATGAATTGGCTTCAACTATATTAATACTATCGCCAGTATCAGACGATATATATGCATTTGTTCCAAGTAATTGATTAATAGATGACATTAAAATATTAAAATAAAAAATAATAAAAATTTAAATGTAAATTTTTATTTTCTCTCTAATAAATAAATTCTATTTTCCAATAAAGAAATTTTATTATTCAATTTTTGTATAATAATATTTTGATTATTTAATAAAGTTTGTATATTTGCTAAATTTTCAATAGAAGTATATTCTGGTATTTTTTGAACAAATGAATCTAATTCTTTTAATCCGGCAATAGTATATACAAATAAATCGTTATAATTTAAATAATATGGTTTTATTTCATCTCCTAATGTTACTGTATAACTTACATCATTAATTTTATATACATCTTGTGCTATTAGACCACTTTCAATGATATAAGGTTCATTAACAATCCCTGAAAAATCTGGATGTTTAAAATTTTTGGTTTTTTGATATTTTTGAGGATTTAATTTTCTAATTATTTCTAAACCATTAACTATTTTTTTTTCATTATGTTTTAATCTGTCATCTGATGATAAAACATTACTATTACTATCAATACCAAAAACAGTTCCATTTACACTTAAATCACCACTAATTAATACATTTCCAATTATATTTAACGAAGGTTCACTACAATAAATATTATTAACTAAAATATTTTCACAAGATATTCCGTTATTACTTGTAAAAATTAAAGAACAATCTATTAATGCTTCATTTTTTATAGTAATATGTGAAACATCAATTTTTGAAACATCTAAATATTCTTTTAAACTAATAAATGATACATCTATATTGTTAGATGTAATATTAGAAACATCTATATTATTTGTAGTTGTATTTATAGATTTAATTTGATTAACATTCAATATATTTAAACTGATATCACCTCCATTTATATTTGTTGTACTATTTGGATTTGAAAATATAATATTATTACATAGAATTGTTCCGGAAACGTCTAATTCACAAGTTGGGTTGCGTTTTTTAATACCTAATTGGTTATTTAATGTATCAATTGTTATAACGTTATCATCTTCAATATTAATATTTTGATTAGTAACTTGACTAATATTAGTAATCAGTTGATTATAGCTATTAATAGACATAATATTATTAATTATATATTATTATATATTTATTAATAAACATATAATTATATAATTTATATAAATTTCGTTAAAAACAACTTAAAGTTTTTAATTAGATAGTTTATATATAATGGAGAATAGTGATATTAAATTACCATCTATGAATTTATGGAGTCATTTAGCAAAATTAGCAATAACAGAAGATAAACCAATCATGTTGGATTATTGGGTTGAATCTTTAAATAAAGATGTTGTAATAGGATTAACAGAAGACAATGAAAAATTATTAGTAAAAAACGAAGAAGAATATACTAGTCCAATAGTAAAAATTTTCAAAATAGATGAGGTATATATTATTTGTACTGAAAATTCAATATATTTAACATCTAGTAATATTGAAAAAAAGAAAATAAAAAATAATTAGATTATTTTTTAATTAGTATTATTAATATAGTAAATAATATTATATGAATTTTTATAATATTGAATTTTTTTATGATAATCAATATTATTCGATTTACATATATGTCTTAAAATAGTAGAAAAATTATTGAAATTTAAATCTCTATTTAAATAAAATAAATTTTTTTTTTTATATAATGTTTTTAAATTATTAATAAAATCTTGTAAAAAATTTTCTTCATATGCATATTTTTTATATATATTTGAATCAAAAATATAAAAATTATTTTCAAAATTACAATATATTTTTAAAAAATTATAAAAATCTATGATTGGTAAATTTTTATTAAAAATGTTACTCATATCTAATATCTAATATTTAATATTATTTTAATTTATTTTAATTTATTTTATTTTACTATTTTATTATTTTATTATTTAAATATTTCCCCAAATAATCACCAGCTTCATCATCTGAAATATATGTATATATATCATTTGTTAATTCATTAATAAAATATTTAATATTTTTTATTTTTATTATTTCTAAATCTAATTCTTCTTCTTCTTCTTCTTCTTCTTCTTCATCTTCTTCTTCTTCATCTTCTTCTTCTTCATCTTCTTCTTCTTCTTCATCTTCTTCTTCTTCATCTTCTTCTTCTTCTTCTTCATCTTCTTCTTCTTTTAAATCTTTTAAATCTTTTAAATCTTTTAAATCTTTTAAATCTTTTAAATCTTTTAAATCTTTTAATTCTTCATCTTCTTCTTTATCTTCTTCATCTTTTAAATCTTTATCTTCTTCTTTATCTTCTTCATCTTTTAAATCTTTATCTTCTTCATCTTTTAAATCTTCATCTTCTTCTTCTTCATCTTCTTCTTCTTTTAAATCTTCATTTTCTTCATTTTCTTCATTTTCTAAATCTTCATTTTCTAAATCTTCATTTTCTAAATCTTCATTTTCTAAATCTTCATTTTCTAAATCTTCATTTTCTAAATCTTCATTTTCTTCATTTTCTTCATTTTCTTCATTTTCTTCATCTTCATTTTCTTCATCTTCATTTTCTTCATTTTCTTCATTTTCTTCATCTTCATTTTCTTCATTTTCTTCATCTTCATTTTCATTTTCTTCTTTTAAATCTTCTTTTTCATTATTAATAATATTATTATTTTCTTCTTTTTCACTTTCACTTTCACTTTCAGTTATAATTTCATTGTTGTCAGTTTTTATATTTTCTTTTAAATCTTTTTGAGAGCATTCATAATTTACATTATAGTCGGTTGTTTTAATAATTTTTTCAAAAGTATTATTAGATTTTTTATCAATAATATTAATTTTAATATTATGTGAATATTTTTCAAGTTCAGTTTTTAAATTATTATTTTCTTTAGCTAAAATTTGATTTTCTTGAATTAAATTTTTATATTCAGGTAAAAGAAATAAAATCTCTTTTAATGAAATAACTATATTTTCATTTGAATTATATAAATCAACAATTGTACCAAGATTTTTTTTTAGTGTATATGTAATTTCGTGTGAAATATTTTCAATGACATTATTAATAGTTTTTTCCATAATATAATTATTAAAATTAATTATATTATGATTAAGTATTTATATTGATTTAAAAATATTATTATTTATGCTACACTATTTAAAGATTGTGTATATGGATTATTTTTAAAAGCATTAAGTAATGATTGATCCATTCTAGCATTATTAAAATTATTATCATATGTTTGAATACCATTCATTTCTCCCATAAATTGGCTAGATTGAATTACATTTGGACCGCCATTCATAATATTAGAACGATTATTTTCCATTATATTTTCATTTCTATTTATTTCGATATTACTATAATTATTAAATAAACTCATATTACCTTGATTAGGATGTAATTCATATGTTTTATTAACATTATTTTGTTGTTTATATGCTGCATCATATGTTTTTATTCCAGTATTAGAAGCAGCATTACCAATATATTGTTTATTGGTTGTACCTCGTTGATTACCGTGAATTTGTTGATTTGATATTTTGTAAGCATCACCAGTAAATTGTTGTCCTTGTACGTTTAAATGATTCATATTAATTTTACCAGTAGTTATTTCACGATTAGTAGTTTTTGTAATATCATGTTTATTAAATAAATGACCAGTAGCAGAAAGACCATTAATATTACCGTTTTGTCTTGAATTTTCAATTGTAGTTTCTTTTCTTGTAGGATTTAATATATCTAATAATGGAGAAATAACAGATTTTGCGATACCATAAACACCGCCAAATTCATGACTTTGTTTATCTGTTACTCGATTATTGGGTAATATATTATAACTATTAATATTATGGTCATTTTGATTAGGTGTATTTTTGGAAGTTAATGAAGCATTAGTCCATGGGATTTGTCCTAAATCTTGACGTTTAGAATCTTGATATTCACTGTTATTATATGTTTGTAAAGAATTACCACCAGCACCATAATATTCTCGTGTAGTATCAATTCTATTTTCAGTTGGCATAATTAAATCACTTCTTATTGTAGGATTTTTTTCAATACCAGTTGTAGTAAACCATCTTGTTGGGCCAGATTCATAATGTTTTTCTGGTAAATGTTTTTCAATTTTACCAATTTTATTATTGGGTCCTTGTGATTTTATATATGAATTGGCTGGACCATGATGTCCATTTAAATCAAATGAATTTTTTGGATTTGTTTCAACGCGTAAATCATCAACATTTTTTGGCATCCAACTTTCACGTGACATCATACCAGAATTAAATCCGTGTGAACCTTGTGTTCCGCCATTATTAAAACCTTCTTTATTTTGTGTTCCATACCCTAAATTTAATCCAGGTGCAACTTTTTGTTGTTCCCATAATGTAACATTGGACATTTTCATAGATTCATTCATTCGTGATTGAAAAAAATCACTATTATTAGCTGTTCCATTAGGGAGATTAACATTTTCATCAGGTTTAAATAAAGGAGCTTGTTCTATTTTATTAAATAGTTGGGAGCCATTTCCTTGTTTACTATCTAATAAACTTTGTGTATCGTTAAAATCTTTAGTTATTCCTTTTAATTTTCCACCGAAGAATGGTTTCATATTATTATGTTGAAAATCATTATGATTTATATTTTGACCAGATAAGAGATTAATATTTGTATTATGTGTATTATTATTATTATTAGTATTATTAGTATTATTAGTATTAGTATTATTAGTATTAGTATTATTAGTATTATCATAATATTTATCTGTATGTTGATTAGGGTTAGTATAACTATTAATATAATTATTATTTTTTTGATTTAAATCTATAATTTTTCTTGGATTATAATTAGAAAATCCTTCTTTTTGTAATTCTTCTTCTTGTTGTTCTGTTACTACTTCATTAGTAAATCCTTCATTTTTTTTTTCTTGTTCTGACAAAATATATAAACTACCAAGAACTACAATAGGTATAGCTAATGCCGCCATTATATATTAGTTAATAATATATTAATATAATATTTAATATGAAATAAATATGAAATATTATAAATTAAATTATTGTGTTTTTTTAATTAAATAATAATCTTTTTCTACTATTCGTGATGATATATTATTATTAAAGTTCATAAATACATGTTCTTGTGGATTTAAATGTAAATAATTAAAATTATTGGGTGTTTCATAAGAATTTAGATAATTAAATTCTCTAAATTGCCATGCAGGATTAGTTGAACGAGGTTGATGTGTAATTTCATTTTCTATAATATCATATGTATTTTTATTATAAATGTTATTTTTTTCATTATAATTTGTGTATAAATTATGTTTAATACTATCTGTATTTAATTTTCTAGTTAAACCTTTTAAATCACTTTCTATTAAATTAAAATTATTAGATAAATTCGCACCCCATTTTTGTAGTCTAATATGACTATCATCAATAAATTTTGGTCTATCTCCATTGTTACCAGGTACATTTATATTGTAATTACCAATATTAGTAGTTTCTTCTAAATATTTTTGAATTCTACAGGGGTCATCATGAAATCTAGTAAAAGACATAAAATATAATTATAATAATAAAATAAAAAAATTTTATATATTTTTTTATTATGTTTCATTAATCATTAAAAGAATAAACAGAACCCGAATAAAAATAAAGATTGTTCATTCTAGTAACAGTTAATAATAAATGTTTATTATTTTCAATTTCTAATTCTGATTCAAAATTACATAATCGTTTATTATTTTTAGACCAATGATTACTATCAGCCCAACCTTGTAAAATATAAGAACTATTATCCCCTGAATTATCAATATGCATAATATGTTGTCCTCCAATCGGTAATATAATATTTGGAAGATTTATTTTATTATCTGTACTTGAAATATCTTGTGTATGAACATATGAGTAACTATATGAATATGATGAATCTATTTTTTGATTAGTTACTCCTAGAATATTAGTTGATGGGTCTCCAAAATATATATAATATGATATATCACTACAATTAATTTTTATAGTATTATAAACATCTACATATGAAACATCTAGTTGATTTTTTATTAATAAATTATTTGAAATAGTGACATTAGAAACATCTAATTGATTATGTATTAAAGCATTATTAGATATTTCAATATAAGAAACATCTAATTTATTATATATTAAAGCGTTATTAGATATTTCAATATAAGAAACATCTAATTGATTATATATTAATAAATTATTTGAAATAGTAACATTGCTAACATCTAATTGATTATATATTAATAAATTATTTGAAATAGTAACATTGCTAACATGTAATTGATTATATATTAATAAATTATTTGAAATAGTAACATTGCTAACATCTAATTGGTTATATATTAATAAATTATTTGAAATAGTAACATTGCTAACATCTAATTGATTATATATTAATAAATTATTTGAAATAGTAACATTGCTAACATCTAATTGATTATATATTAATAAATCATTTGAAATAGTAACATTAGAAACGTTTAATTGATTATAAATTAAAATATTGGAAACATCAATATTATTAACGCTTAAATCACCTGAAATATTTAATCCTATATTAGTATTCCATCTTTCATTATTATATCTAAATGTAGCTACATTACTTATATCTATACCCGCATCATTTAAATATTCTGGATTGGGTGCGCTAGTTGCTAAAGTTATATTTTTATCACTAATATCAATTGTACTTGAGTAAATAGTTGTTGTATTACCTAAAACTTCTAAATTACCTCTAATTTGAACAGTACCTTTATGTTGGCCTTGATTTGTATTATTATCTAGTCCTGATGGGTCAATAACTAAATAATTATTTGGATTTGTTGCAAGATTTCCAATTTGATGACCACCTGATATAGTAATAAATTCAGCACCTTCTATAGAATCTTGAACTTGTGTTATTTGTGCTGAGGCGACGTCTCCTTGTAAATACTGTCTTCTTATTTTACCATCACGTGTTAAATAAGAATTTCCATTAATTTTTAAAATTTTTTCTAAGTCATCTTGGTATATATCAATATGTGCTTGTGGATTAATATTATTAATACCAATATTATTATTAGATGTATCAATAACTATACATGAATCAGGTGATGAAAAATGTTGATAATCTTGAGTAACAGAAGTAACAGTAGATACTATTTTATTATAATCCGTTGAACCTGGCATTTAATTACAATAATATTTAGATAAAAATATTATACTATAAATTTATTATTAAATAAATTAGCAATTATTATTAAATTTAATAGTAAATAACATTTTAATTAACTATAAAATTTTTTCTTTATTTAATATATAAAATGGCTAAAAAACTAACAAGAACAAATGGTGTTTATCATTATAAAGGTAAATCATTCAAAATTAGAGTAGGAAGCCGTCCCCAAGTATGGCATGGAAATGCGATACAAACACCAGGTGGTTTAACAAAAGATCAATTATTAATGAATAAAAATAATCGTATTGTATCAAGAAAAAAACACGATTCGGCTAAACGCGAGAAACGTTTAGAAAAAGCGGGTTATTTTACCAAAAAAGGTCAATTTGGATATGTAAAAAAAGATTCAAAACGCGCTAAAACAGCCAAAAAAGGAAGAAAAGGCAAAAAAGGAAAAAAAGCTTAAATAATTAATTAATTAAAACAACTTAAATATATTTATTTTTAAATATATATATAATTAAATTTAATTATATATATATATATTTTTAATCTCTCAATAGCTCAGTTGGTAGAGCGGAGGACTGTAGTTGGTTAATTTAATCCTTCATTTATCAGTAGCTATCCTTAGGACTCTGGTTCGAATCCAGATTGAGAGATTTATCTAAATATTTAGATAATATTTTTTTTATATATTATCTAAAAAAATTGAAAAATAAGATAAACAATAATTATATATATTTATAAAATAATATTATATGAGGCGTATTAAATCCGCACCTGCTAATTTATCTGAAATGATTAATAGAAAAAAAATAAATAATTCACAATCGAGTAAAATAGTAATTCCAATAATTAACAAAAAATATAATATAATTATTGAAGAAATAGATAATAAAAATATTATAAAAAATGATAATTCAAAAATTATTAATACAAATATAATAGAATATAATAGATTTAAATCACAAAAAAATAATCTAAAAAAAATAGGTACATTTATAAGTGATATTATAGGTGATACAAATATGTTACCATTTGAACAAAATACATTAATAACAACTTTAATAAATTATTTATCGGAAAATGTTCTTAATAAAGATAAATTAAAGGAAATTTATGTATTTATATTACAAGCTATTGCTCGTTATTTAATAATGTTATTATTTCATAGTCACTATCTTAATATATTTGAAGGACATCCTTTATTAATAGATACTTCTCTACCTGATTTAGATATTAAATAAAAATTGAAATAATAGTAAAATAAATATAAAAATATTATTATTAATAATAATAATAATATTTTTATGAAAATTGTATCATTTAATGTTGCGGGATTGCGAGCAATATTAAAAAAGCCCGAATTTGAATATTTTATAAATAATTCATATGATATATTATGTTTACAAGAAATAAAGGTAGAAGAAAAACAATTAAGTTTGCCAGAATTTTTAAGTGATATATATAAATATAGATATTATAATTCAACAAAAGGAACAACTCAACGGAAAGGTTTATCAGGTGTATCAATAATGTCTAAAATAGAACCTTTAAAATTGTTAGAATGTCCTGAATTTGATGAGGAAGGAAGAGTAATAGGATTAGAATTTAATGAATATATTTTAATAAATGTATATGTTCCAAATTCTCAAAAATTAGAAAATGAACGTTATTATTTTCGTGAAAATTGGAATTTAAAATTTTCAACATATATAGGTGAATTGAAAGATATTTATAAAAAAGAATTAATAATTTGTGGTGATTTTAATGTAGCATATTTAGATATAGATATTTGTAATCCAAAACAAAAATTAAATAAAGTCCCCGGTTTCTTTAATAATGAAAGAGAAGCATTTAAAAATTTATTAAGTTTAAATGATTTAATTGATATTTATAGAAAATTAAATCCAAATCAACAAAAATCAACATATTGGTCAAACTTTATTAAAGCAGAAAGAAGTCAAAAAAATGGATGGGGCATAGATTACTTTTTATTAACAAAAGATATAGTAAATAAAATAACAGAATGTAAAATTTTAATGGATGTTAAAGGTTCAGACCATTGTCCGATGTTATTAGAAATTAATTTATAATAATACAAACATTTATAATAATTTATAATATATTATAAATGTATGTTTGGTAAATATAAAAAAAATAATTATAATAGAAATAATATTATTATTTTTTTAATAGGAATAAAAAAAGAAAATTTATACAAAGAAGTAAATATAGAATTAATAAATGTATTACATTTTAAAAATATTCATCAATTAGTAAATGATTTAAAATAAAAATATTATAATTACCTTGTAATTGATATATTAAATCATTTAATTTTTTTTCAGTAATTGTAGGAGGATACATTTTATTCCAATATTTTAATGTATTTATATCTATTATATTATCTAATATAATATCATCATATGTATATTTCATGTATGCTATACTCCTAGCAATTATACCACGATTGTAATAATATGGTATAAAATATTTATATTTATTAATTTTATAATTGAGTGATTTATTATAATTATAAAAAGTAAGATTATATATAATAGAGTAATTATTATAAACAATTTTGATATCAGTATCTATATTAATATATAATAATAAACTTTCGTCTATATATTTATAATTACTTCTATTACTATTTATATAACTACTTGTTAAAAATATATTAAACATATCAAATTTTGCGTTTTTATATTTTTTTAAAAATGATTGAGGAACAATATGTTCAGCTGATAATGAATTATATTTAATATATTTAAAATGATTAATATCATTTTTATCATTATTTTTATTATTTTTATTATTTTTATTTTTATCATTATTTTTATTTTTTTTATTTTTTTTATCTTTTATATTTTTTTTATCTTTTATATTTTTTTTATCTTTTATATTTTTTTTTATAATTTTGAATACTGTATATATTTTTTTATTATAAATATTATAATTATTATAATTATTATAATTATTATAGTCATTAATAGAATCTAAATATATATCAAAATATATATTATTTGAAAATAATTGTTGTTTACTATATTTAAATGAATAATATTTACTTGGTAATATTTTTTTATTATTATCAAAAAAATTATTATTTATTTTATGTAAATTGTTAATACATAAATTATTATTATTATAAAAATTTTTATTACATAAATTACTATTACATAAATAATTATATATAAAATTTTTTATAAATTTCATATAATTTAAATCTATAATTTAAATTATAAAATATAATAATGATTTATTGATTTTAATTAACAAAAAATATAATTAAATTATATTAACTTTTTTTACTTTTCGTGTTCCATATCCATGTTTTTTTCGTGCTAATTTGGCCAATTTTAACGCTTTTGAATTTTTTTTACAACCTTCTTCTAATATATTATAATCAATTGCTGCAGCTTTTCCAGCGGTTATAGAGCTGGCTAATCGTGCAATACCCCAACTATAAGATGTTTGTCCGGGTCTAGAACCAGAAGAATAATATGCACCTTGTCCTTTTTTTAATATTTTTTTCAAACTTTTAATAGAACATCCTGTTTTTTTAGAGAGATTTTGATTAATTGATAAATTATTTATTTTATAAATTTTTTCAGCATTTAAAATATGTTGGGATTTTTTTGATTTAAATGATTTTATAGGAAGTCTATGAATATATTTACCTTTTTTATAAGCTTTTCGAGATTTAATTAATTGTGCTTTTTGTTTTGCTCTATCTTTTTTTGTTAATATATGTGGTAAATATTTAATTGGAACATTCATTTTATATAATACAAATATAATTTATAGTAATATATTTATAAAATAATAGAAAAAATTATAAAATTTGAAAAAAGACCGGTTAAATTCATATAATGTTATATTAATTAATATAACATTATATGAAATATAAATCTAATTCTTATATTTCTTCAATTATTTTATTATTAATATCTATAATATATCAAATTATATTAGAAAAAAAATCTTTTTTTTCTATAAGTTTAATTTTTTTAGGATTTACTTCATCAAAACATCATAGTCGTTTTGATAAATGGTTTATAAATGATATATATAGAGTTTTAGATTATATAGCAATATGTATATTTTTTATTTTATATTCTATAAAATATTATAAGAAAACATTTTATAAAGTTTTTATAGTTGTAAGTATTTTAATATTTTTTTTATCAGTAATGGAATTATTGTGGAAGAATATGTAGCAATGGTACATTCTATTATTCATTATACATTAATATTAATTATTATTAATTTAATTTATAAGACTATATATAAAAAAAATAAAATGAAAGAAAAAATTATAAAATTTGAAAAAGGTCCAGCAAAAAAAAAATATACAGCACATGTCAAAGATAAGAAAACTGGAAAAACTAGAAAAATACATTTTGGTGCTTCTGATTATCCACAATATAAAGATAGAACACCATTAAAATTATATGCTCATAAAAATCATAATACACGTAAAAGAATGCAAAATTATTTTTCAAGACATTCTGGAACAAAAAAACGTGGTCAAGCAATTTCTCTCGAAAAAAAGAAGTCAAACGGATATTATAATCCTAAAATTTTAAGTCATATATATTTATGGTAAAATATTTATTAAAAATTGTCCAAAATAATGATCACTTGGATAATGTAGACCAGCATAAATTCTAGCTTTTCCACAGTCATCTGCTAATTTATAAAACAATTCTTTTTTTTCTGGATATTTTTTTGATAATTTTTTAGCAAGATATAAGCCTTGCATACTATGACCGGATGGAAAAGCAGGTGTATTTGCCGAAATACTATTAAATATACTAACACTTTTATCTATTTGTTTAGGTCTGGCACGATTAAATAAATATTTAAAAAATAAAATATATAATACAATCTCTCGTTCATAATTATGTAATTCTTCAATATTTTCATTAATATGTTGAACAAACGCGTGTGCAACTGATTCATCAGTTAATTTAATAAAGTCTAAAATATTTTGATTATTTTGAGAGATATTTATATATTGTTTAACAATATTAATTTCTTTATAATTATTTGGATATAAATATAATGTAGGATATATTTTAAAATATCTTTCATTATAAATGCCTGTAAATATATATATAATTATTAAAATATAGAAAAAAAATTTTAATAAATCTCTCAAAAAAATAGTTTTATTTTTTATTTTTTTCATAATAATTATTATAATATATATTTATTAATTATTATAATAAATAGTTTATTTTATTTTTTTTCACAATTTCCTGTTATTTTACTTCTTCTTAAACCACTTGGACATCTAGGTAAGCCTTTTACATTTTTATAAGTTTTTCGTCTTAATAAATCTTTTTCAGCTTTACTTATTCTACATAATTTACACATTTTTAAAGATTTTTTATAAAGATATCCCCAAGGACATCTTTTTCCTTTTAATAATATAGTAGTAGCAAACTTACTTTTATAAATATCATCATCAGAAGAACATATAACTTTTTTCGTTTTATTATTATTTATTGATTGTTTAGATGCACTGCTTAAAGACGATTTTATAGAAGATTCTGAAGATAAAGGTGATAAAAAATTATCAGTATCTAATTTATCCTTTAAATCAGATTTAGGAATAGATAAATTAGTTTTATTATTAAATTGATCGTGTTTTTTTATAGAATTTTCCAAACTACTAATTTTATATGGTTGTAATGTTCCTTCGAAAAATGTTTTACATCCAGTATTAATTTTAAATTGTTCTAAATTATTGGTTCTTACTTCTATAACATATATAGGTATATTATATAATGGTTTTTTAGAAGCGAAAGGATATGGTAAATTTTCTATTGATATTAGTTCTAATATTAAATTTCTTGGTAATAATGTTTCTTTTTCATGTTTATATTTTGTAGATGTAATCATATCAATAATAGGTATACCTTTTGAAATATTTATTTTATATAAACAGCATGTTGAACCATTCTGTATATTAGAAAATGTTCGTGCTATACCAAAATTTTCGGTTATAGATAAAAAATTATTTACTGATATTTTATCGCCTATATTATTAAAATTTTCGAATGAATTTTTCATTCCGCGCCAATAACTTTTTGCATCGTTTTCATTTCTTGGTGCGGCTTCTAAAAATGCTTTATCTATATGATTAATTTTTTCAATAATTGCTTTTTTAGCTAATTCAATTGTAGAACCATAACGTTTATAATATTTAATAAATGTTGGAGTTAAAAAATAATTAGCACCAAAACGTAAATAATGATTAATAGGAGCATCCCACTGAAAAGAATAATTTTCTAATGCTTTTAATAATAATTGTTCAAAATATACTTCTTTTTTATGGGGAATATTTTTTTTTGTAACTTTTTTAGATTTATTAAAACTCATTTTAATATCTTTTACATCACGAGTAGTAGTATTTTTATCTTTTAAAAATTGTTTAAATGTTAAATCTTTTTTTAATCCAATATTTGATAATTCTAAAAATTGTTTATTAATGAATAAATTTTCATCCAATAAATCTATAATATAAATTTTATTTTTATTAAATTTAATATTTTTTAAATTCAAAACAATTTGTTTATTCAAAAAATAACCAATATTTATATAATCTGTTTTTTTTTCATACGTTTTTTTTACCATTAATTGATTATTACTAATTATACATTTGTTTAAAATTGTATTAATTAATGGACTTTCAAAATAACTTTTTTTTAAAGCAAAAAATTCTCTATCTTTTAAAGTAACATTTTTTTCATTAAGTGTAATTATAATATTATCAGGAGACATATTTAACCATTCATTAAATTCATAAGTATCTAATGTTATAGGGTCTTTTACATAATAAAATAAATCTTTTTGTAAATTCATTTTTTTCTTTTGTAACATATTTAAGGTATTTATTACTTCTTTTGATACATTTTTAATACCTAAACGCGAAATCCATAATTCTAAATATTTTATATATTTATTTACTTTATCAATATCTTTTAAATTTGTATTATTTGCTTTTTTTAAAACTGTAAATATATTAAAATTAACAGGCCCCGTAATTTCTTGTTTTTTTAATGACATAAATTATTTATATTATACAAATAATTTATATTATTATATAAAAATAAACAAAATCAAAATGTATCTGGTATTTGATAATTCGGCGCTGGACCGCAATATTTAAATGTATTATCACCAGTTATACTTTCTTGACATTGATAATTATTAGTTGGTTCATTTTCATAAACAAAAAATGTTTTTTCTTTTAAATCTAAATTATTTCTATCCATTTGTAATATTTGCTCATTATGATTATATCTATTTTCATATATTTTATTCATTTGTTTATCATAAAATGAATTAATAAAACCTAAATATTGTCCAACTATATTACTTGAAACTTGTGAATTTTCAGGAATATTTTCTAATGATTTTAATTCACTTAATTCATCTATTTTGGGTCCATATTCATTTGCTACGCTTTCTCCATATGTTAATATATTTTCATGTGAAATGCCAAAATAATTATTATTAGAAAAATCATTTTCATTTTCTTGTGTAAATGTTGGATTTGTTATAGATAATTTATTTCCAAAACAATTTAGAAATTCATTTTCTTTAAGCAAATAAGATGAAAATGATTGTGATGTTCCGGGTATAACGTCTTGAAACATAGAATTATTATCTTTTTTTAATTGATAATTTAAAATATTATAACTAATTTCAGTTTTAAAATATTGTTTTAATTGGTTAACTAAATTTTGTTTTTCAGTTTTGTATGTAATAGATAATGGATTTAATTCTTTTAATCTGGAATTAATAGTTTTTATTTCAATACCCTGTAAGCGTTTTGTTTCAATATAACCATTTTCATTTGAAATTCGATTTAAACTCATTTCTAAAATATTTTGATAATCAATTATTTCTTGAACTGTTAAATTTGGATTATCTAAAATGTTTTTAGTTTCAACTAATTCTTTTTTAAATATCATACCTTTTGTATTTGCTATTTTTGTGTCTCGATTATTATTACAAATTTTTTTTATAGAACCATAATTTGGAATATTTGTAAAAAAATCTAACCATGTTTTCCAATCAGTAAAATCAGGATTATTATTATATTTATCTGTATAATCACTCATTGAAGCATCGATGGTTTTACAAGTATTTTGATTTTGTTGTACAAAGCTTATATCTTTATATGTTATTATATTATTATTATACCAAGGACTATCATTGCAGCAAGTATATTCAAAATATGTACCTGTATTTTTACATATATCATCATTACATTTAGGTTCCCAAGGACAAAAAATATAAGATGTATCTATTACATCAATCTCTAAAAAATCATTAGTATTGGTAATACTAGTTGGTAAATTCATACTAAATTCATATAATGGTAAACAATCACCTGACGATGGTTTTATAGAACAATCAGAACAATCTTTGATTTGCTTATTGATTGTGCCTTCTAGACCTTCATATAAAGTTGTATTATATAAATAGATAGTATAAATAGAAAAGAATGTTACAAATAAAATTAAAAATATTTTTATTTTTATTTTTATATTAATCATAATAATATTATACTATAATAATATTAAATAATATTATTATAGTGTAAAAATATTATTTAATATTATTATAGTATAATATTATTGATATTATTGATATTATTGATATTATTGATATTATTTACCATAAACTAAATTATTATTATATTGATTATTAACCAAAATAAATTTAACATTTTCTTCTAATTCACCAATATTTTTTGAATTAGTATATGTACAAGTACTTCTTAATCCACCTAAATAATTTTTTAAAGTATTTTCTAATGAACCTTTATATTTTATTTTAATTTCGCGTCCCTCGGAACTTCTATAATCAGTATTATTTGTTGATGAATAATTATTTTTTATAGCATACATAGAACTCATGCCATAAAAAAATTTATATTTTTCTTTTGTTATTTCATCTTCTATTATATTTCCCGGATTTTCATCATGTCCGGCAAATTCACCACCTATCATTATAAAATCAGCACCAGCACCAAAAGCTTTACCTAAATCACCTGGACAAGTTATACCGCCATCACTTAAAATATAATTTTTTTTATTTGAATTTTCATTTAAATTTTCATTTGAATTTTCATTTGAATTTTCATTTGAATTTTCATTTGAATTTTGATTTAAATTACATGTTTCACTACATTCTAATACACAACTTAATTGAGGCATACCTATACCGGTTTGTATACGTGTAGTACAAGCACTACCACCACCAATACCACATTTAATAATATCAATACCACAATTTATTAATTCTTGAACACCTTCGTGTGTTGTTACATTTCCAGCAATAATTACTTTATCTGGGTATTCTTTTCTAATTTTTTCGCAAAATGTTTTAAAAGATTCTATATAACCATTAGCAATATCAATCATTATAAATTTAACATTAAAATTAGAAATTATTTCTTTTAAATTTAAATAATCATTTTCATTTATACCTAGAGAGATAGCAAAATAATCAGGATTTAATTCTTCATTTGGATTGTCTTTATTATATAATTTTAAATCATCTAATTTATGAAATTTATGTAAAGCAGTTATAATTTTATATTTGTTTAAAACTTTATATACATCTAATGTTCCAACTGTTGTCATATTAGATGCTATAATTGGAATACCAGTCCAAGAAAATTTATTTTCAAAATTTATTGTCTTATTTAAGTTAACTTGGGAACGAGAATTTAATTGTGATTTTTTTGGTAATATTAAAACATCTTTAAAATCATAATATAAATCTTTATTAACAAATTTATTCATTAATAATAATATATGTTTGAAATTTTTAAATTATTATAAAATAATATGTTATAGTAATATAATATGTCATTTATTATTTTTAAAAAACCTATAGACGGTGACCCATCACTTAATGCTACAGGATGTTTTAATCAAGAACAATCAGGAATAAGCAGTAGTGGATTAATTACTCATGATGATGTTATTAATAATAACGGTCTTATTAGAAAAACACCATTTTTAATGGAGGATATTAATAAAACTCTTTTATCAAGCAATACACCATATGAATTATCATATAACAGTTTAAATGGTTTAAATGGTTTAAAGGATAATTTTAGTGGTTGTTATTTTGCTAAAGAATGTCCAACTCCAATGAATAATACAAATATTAGATTTGATGATGAAAATAAAAATATAGAATGGAATTTATGTCATACTGATTCATTACGAAAAATTTATGATAAACATGATAAAAAAAATGGTGAAATTCAAAATTTATTATTAGTGATTTTTATTTCATCATTGGCATTATTAGCATTAGGTATATGTGGTACTTGTTATGAATTTTGGCTTAAATATGGTGATTCTGTTGATTGTTTATATTATAAAAGTAATTGTAAAAATGCTGGTCCACAAATAATAAAATCAAATGGTGATACCACAAGTAGTGAAATTTCATTAATAGATTATATGTATCCAAATAATATATCATATTATCCATATCAAAGATGTTTAATGACATCAGATAAATTTCCAAGTCAGTCTGGTGGTAGCAAAAATGAAGCACCTGGATTTAGAAGTAATTATAAACAATATGCTTTAAATAATACAAGATGTATTAAAGTTTTTCAAGATAAAGATAAAGAAAATAAAAGACCATTTCCCTATAATATAGCCGATTACGCAAATGAAAATATTAATTCGGAAATAATAAAGATGCCATTTAAATCTTTTAGTTTTCATTTTTTATTTCCAGTATTATTATCTAGAATAATTTTAAATGCATTACTAAAAAGTTTATCTAATACATATCAAAAAACAATTGAAAAAAATAATTTTATGAAAACATTAGTTTTCATATTATCAAATGGCCTATTATTTGTTTTATTGGGAGCGTTAGGTGTTGGAGGATTAAATTCTGCTATAGGTCCATTTACAATAGTAATTGGTTTAACAATGATTATTAATTTTGTAATGAATTTAACACCATCAACTTTATTAATGTTATTTCCAAAAACATTATTTTTTATTATAAATGGAGGAGAAAAAGCTATGACAAAAGCATGTAAAGATATATTAATAAAAGATTCTAAAAATATATTAAACAATGATGGGATAGGTGACCCTTATGCTTATTATAGAATATTTGGACCTAATAATTTTTATCCTATATCAAAGGGACCGAATGAACCAGGACGTAGTTTGTCTACAAGAATTTTTAATTTTGTTAAAAACTTTTATATGATAATAGCAATATTTTTTATGTTTATAGTTTCAATGGTTACAGGTATATTTTCTTTTATACTGGCTATTTTATATTTATCAAGTTCTGTTGTGTTTAACACATTTTATATACCATTATCTAATCCATTGGAATTTTTTGATTTATTAAAAAGTCATTCTCAATTTTTAACATTATTATATTGTGCATTTGTTGTTGGTGGTATGAAAACGATGGGTTTTAATAATAGTACTGTAGCTATTTCAAGTGGGGTACTTGGTATAATAATTATTTATAAATTATTATCAACCAAATTTGTATAAATATAAATATAAATATAAATATAAATATAAATATAAATATAAACATAAACAAATTTATATTTATATATGGGGAAAAAAAACAACAATAAAAAAGAATTACCATTTGTAAGTATATGTACTCCAACATTTAATAGACGTCCATTTATACCATATACAATAAAATGTTTTAATCATCAAGATTATCCAAAAGATAAAATGGAATGGATTATTATTGATGATGGAACAGATATAATAGAAGATTTAGTTTCTGATATTCCACAAGTTAAATATTACAAATATAACAAAAAAATGCAATTGGGACAAAAAAGAAATATTATGCATGAAAAATCAAAAGGCGATATTATTGTTTATATGGATGATGATGACTATTATCCACCACAACGTGTTTCACATGCTGTAAATATGTTACAAACACACCCAAATGCTCTATGTGCCGGTGCTAGTGAAATATATATATGGTTTAAACATATTCAAACGATGTATCAATTTGGTCCATATGGTCCCAATCATGCAACTGCAGGAACATTTGCTTTTAAAAGAGAATTATTAAAAGACCATCATTATGATAATAATGCGGCATTAGCAGAAGAAAAGGCATTTTTAAAAAATTACAGTGTTCCATTTGTTCAATTAGAACCAAAAAAGACAATATTAGTTTTTTCACATACTCAAAATACATTTGATAAAAAAAAATTATTAGAAAATGGTGAAAATCAATTCCAAAAACGTTGTACACGAACAGTTGATGAATTTGTAAAAGAAGCAGAATTAAAAGATTTCTATATGAATCAGATAGATAAATTATTAGAAAATTATGCTCCTGGCGATCCAAGTAATAAACCAGATGTTTTAAAACAAATAAAAGAAATAGAAGCAGAAAGAGCTAAAATGATTGAAGAGCATCAAAAAAATAATGGTAACGGAAAAATTATATTAAATCAAAATGGAAATAATATTGAATTAAATAATCAACAAATAGTTCAATTATTACAACAACAACAAGAAAAATTACAAGAATTAACAAAAATTTTACAAGAAAAAGATCTTATTATTCAAAAATTACAAAATGATTTACAAAATAATGCAAATATGAATAATAAAATAAATAAATTAATAGATTATTTTGAAAAAGATAAAAAATTAGAATTAAGTTAAATATTTAATATATAATTTAATTATCTAATAATTATATAATAAATATGGGTAATTTTTTTGATGGACCTGTTATAATTTTTATAATATATGCTTTTATATATTTGACATTTATATATATAAAATTAAACAATAATATTACTGGAAAAAAACATTTAAGTTATACAAATTCTTCTCGTATATTTAGTATAATGAAAATAGAAATTATAATTACTTTTATTACAATATTTTTTATAGGATTTTTAAATATTTTTAACGTTCATTTTTTATCTTGGATAATATCTATTACAATTATTATACTTTCAATATATGTATTTTTTCAAAGATATTATGTAATTTTTGAATTAAATAATAAAAAATTAAATGAACGTGAAAATATTAAACAAGAATCTATTGAACAATCAAACACCAATTCAAATATAAATGATTTATCAGATAATAATTTAAATGATATAAATCAAAGAATAGATAGAGATGAAATAAGAAAGAATTTTTATGATAAAGTTGATAACATTTATGGTTTGAATACTATAGAAAAAAATAAATATGATTTATCTAATAATAATATTAAATATCAATTAGTAAATCATGAAATTAAAATGCCTTCATTTTATAATCCTATTAATTATATATTAAAAAATTTAATTAATAATAATTTTGATAATAATTTTGATAATAATTTTAATAATAATTTTAATAATGAATTAAACTATTATATTTATCCTAACAATAATCCTAATTTCAATAATCCTGTAAATAGAATATTGAATATTCCAAATTATAATAATACAGATGCAAAAATTACATATGATAATAGATATAATAATGAATTTTTTATGGATGAGATAATAAAGTATAAAAATGCTAAGTTTCAAGAAACAAAGGATTTATTAACTATACAAGAACCGAATATTAGTGACATTGAAATTAATAAATATTTGGATATAGAATGGAAAAATTTATCAGATGCTGAAAAAAGCGTTTGGAAAAAAAATACATAATATTTAATTAAATATATAATATATAATATATATTATTTATATATATTTAATAAATATATATAAATAATTCGCAACTTTATTATTTATCTATATGCACGAATTAAATAATAGTTGGACTATGTGGATACATTATCCATATGATAATAATTGGGGTATAAATAGTTATAAAAAAATAACAAATTTTTCTACATTAGAAGATAGTATAATGTTGATTGAAAATATTAATAAAGAATTAATAGAAAAATCAATGATGTTTTTTATGAAAGAAAATATAAAACCATTATGGGAAGATTCAAATAATATTAATGGTGGATTTATATCTTATAAATTAAATATTGATAATGTATATATATATTTTAAAAAATTAGTATATAATATTATTTGTAATAATATTATAGATAATGAGGAAGTATGTAAAAATATTAATGGTATATCAATAAGCCCAAAAAAACATTTTTGTATTATAAAAATTTGGTTAGGAGATTTTGATAAATTTAATGATACAATTTTAAATGACATGAAAATTAATACAGATAATCAAGTATTATCGGATGATCCATTTAGCATACATAATATATATAATATAGAACAACCAATATGTTTATTAAAAAAACATAATTATATATAATTATATGCAATTATCATAAATTATTAATTAATAATGTATATTTTTTTTTAATTTTATATTAATACCGATTTCTCTATTTTTTATATATTTAAAAAATGTTCCATAATATTCAATATATTTATTTATACAATTATTACAAAGATAATAATATAAAAATTCAAATGGTTCAACAGCTTTTATAATATAAGTATTTTTTATAATACTTACATTTTGACCTATATAATCATCATTCATTGGTAAATAATAAGGTTCATTAATTAATATATTACAACATATATAACATCTATCATTCATTACTTATATTAGTAATATTATATTATATTATATTATATTATATTATATTATATTATATTATATTATATTATATTATTCAATTTAATAATACCTAATGCTATTTGACCAGTATACATTCTATCAATACCAGTAAATCCAAATCCAAGTGATTCTAAAATAAATAATGTTAATTTACTTTTTTCAACCATTACTATAAATATATATTAATATATTTTATATATTATAGTAATTTATAAAAATCCTATTTTCTAATCTAATAAATTTTCTTTTTCCATAGATTTTATTAATCTTGTTAAACCTATACCACATCCACTACGTTTTATAAAATCTAATTCTAAATATTCATCTAATTCAGCCCGTGTTCTTTCTTCTCCAAATAATTCAAATAATTTATTTTTATAACTTCCTTCCATAATAGTTTCAAATTTATCTCTCATTGTATCTTTATTTACTTCACGCTCAGCGGAACCAAAAGTTTCCATTCCTGATAATATAACATCTACTTTATAAGATGTATCATCATCTGGATTACGTTTCATGTTCCAAAAAGGACTTGTAAATTCTGGGAAATTTTTAATAAAAGCAACAGGTGATTTATCGGTATATAATTTTTCTTCATGTTCATGTTCTAATTCAGTAGTTCCAAATTCGGTTGCAATAGCTTTATAATCATTTTCATAAAAATTTTCTTTATCATAACCTAAATGAATTAGTAATTCTTTTTGTAATTCTATTAATTCATTGATGTCACCTTTAAATTCAAATTCAAACATTGGAAAAATAACATCATGACGTCCTGGAACCGGATTTGGTTCCATACGATAAGATGTTGTTAAACAAAAATATCCTGCAACATCCGGTTTTGATAAAATTTCATATTCTAACCACATTTGTCCTGTTTGAACTAATGGCCAAACCTTACCAGTATATTGAAATGTTTGAACATTAAAAGGATCTTCACATGCAGCTAATATAGAGAGTCTATTTTGAGTATGAACTTCAATAAAATTTTTAGACCAGAAAAACTCACGTAATTTTTTAACAACTTTATTAAATTTTTCACTGTCTATTATTAACCCACTATTATAACATTTATCTGTCTGCTCCATTTTTTATAGAAATAAAAAAATAATATTTAAATTAAAATATTAAATATTATTTTTTTAATTTTTTAATTTTTTAATTTTTTAATAGCAATGTAGTATAAAATTTATTTTTATGTAATCCACTATAAACATGACAAGTAAATACTAAATCATTTAATGCAATATATGATAAATTCATTCTTTCTAAATATTTATCTTTAGGATATTCAAAATAAAATTTTTCGGAATACATTTCTAAAGCAGTTTCTTTATATGTATTAATTATTTCAAAATTTTTTTTTAAAATTGGCAAATGAATAGCTATTTTACTACCATTTTGCCATAATCCGTCTCCTTTACTATCTAAAATAGTAGGACCACCCCATTTAAGTTCATAAACAGAAAGCATTATTATATATTTTTATAAAAGCATATAAAGTGAGATTTTATTTCAATTTTATTTTAAAGTACTATTTTAAAAACTACTATTTTATATAAATTTTATTTTAAATCAAATTTATTTAAATTCCAATGTATTATTGGTTAATGGTGTTAAACATAATTTTATCTCTCCTAATGTTGCAACATTATATTTAACTATTAATGGTTGATCATTTTTTAAATACATTTCTATTTGATTACATAAATTTGTACATTTTATAAAGTAAACTAAATTTTTTAATGGAAATTCACCTTGTATAATATTATCTTTATCTTTTTTAATATATTGCATATTGCTTTCTGTTTCACTTCTTCTAATTTCAGCATTAGCATATTGACCACTACATTTAAAAATAAGTTCACTATTAATTGATTTAATTTCTAATTTTTCAGAAATATTTGCTAAATCTCTTACTATTTTTTGAAAATCACAAGAAGGCATATTAATTATTGAAGAAAATTCTAAATTGGGTAAATCTAATTCTTCCTCATCTGGTTCTAATAATCTAAGTTTTTGTATTTTTGATTGTTTAATATTACCATTTTCAAATTTTAAACCTAATTCTTTAACAACACCATCATTATAATCCTCATTTTCTATATATATTGTTAATGTGTCATCATTATCAATAGAATTAATTAATTTAAAAAAATATAGCATATTTACAGCTATTAATATTCTATCTTTTTTACATTCATACATTTCAAAATTACTAGCATTTAATATTAAATGTATTAAAATAGTATGTGTTTTATCCATGCTACATATTTTAATACCATTTTTTGAAAATTCAATATTAGTTTCTATTAAAATATCTTTTAAAGCAGTAATTAATGTTCTGAACGGTTGTATTTGAACAGTTTTGATTGTTAAAATATTATTATCATTAGTATGAATTGCTTCCATATATTATTTATTAATTTAATTAATATAACCTTTAAATACTTATTAATATTTTTTATATTTTTATATTTTTATATTTTTATATTTTTATATTTTTAATATTTTATTTTCTTGTTTTTCTTGTTTTTCTTGTTTTTTTTGTTTTTCTTGTTTTTCTTGTTTTTCTTGTTTTTTTTGTTTTTCTTGTTTTTTTTGTTTTTTTTGTTTTTTTTGTTTTTCTTGTTTTTCCTTTGTATAGATATTTTTTACCCCCGCCCTGTGAATCATGTATTGTATCTATTTGTTCCATTTCACTTACATCGCTACCATTCCTTAAAGCAATTTCATATCTATCTGTATCTAACATAGAAGTTTCGGAATCTCCCATTTCAAATATATCAGTTTTTGACTCGGTTTCCATATTTATATTTATATATATATTTATATAAATATATTATCTATTATATATTAAATCAGCTAACCCAGATTGAAAACTTAAAACATTATATCTTTCTTCGTAAATATACATATTATAATTATATTTATAAATATTAGTTGGGTCTTGAACTACACCTATAATTTCACCAGATGAAGGGTCACATATGGATATACTAGTTGCGCTAGGGTCTATAGGTGGATTGGAAGTTAAATTATATTCAAATTCTATATTTTTAAATTTATTAGTATTAAATGCTCCATCAGGTTGATATTTTTTATAATCTGTATTTAAACAGAAAGCATAATTATATAAAAATTCATTGGAATTACCATTTGTTTTTGTAAATTTTTCTATTTTATTAAAAATACCAGAAGGTCTAGAATTTTCTCTATATTTGCCATCACATATAATAGCAAAATCTTTTAAAATTTCTTTAAAATCTTTTTGATTATATTCATCTGGTTCATTACCTGTTATATATATATTTTTACTAGAATCATTTAAAGAATAATTATGGTTATATGGATAATAAATATTATTAGAAGAAGATAATATTAGTTTTTGGAGAGTATTTGGTATTTTATTTTCATACGGCCAATTTGTATAATTTGACCATTCATTTCTTAAATTAACATCATCACGTTGTAAATACCACATCCAATTAGAAACTAACCCATAACTATCTAATTTAACTTTACTAGATTTAGATAATTTAGTAAATTCATATTCATAAATAATTTTAATAAGATAATTTTGTATATTAGAAACAAAATAAGAACGTTCATTATTATCAAGAAAACATTGTGTTGTAATTAAATGAATATCAAAATTTAATTTATTAGTTTTATCCTGATATGTATAATTTGAAGTTATGTCTTGTATGGGAGGTTCTTGTATAAATCTATAAAATCCATGTATATCATTATTTTGATCTGATTTTATACGTGGTATATCATCATAATTATTTATTTCATTTAAACTAGTATCGTATAAAACATCTTTAATAGTAAATAATTTTGTAATAGGATTAAGAATAAAATTTATTTCCATTTCTGCATATTGTAAACAACATAAAGGAACGGCCATTGATGATAAATTAGAAAACCAAGTTTTAATTGGAATATATAATTGATAAGAATTAATAGAATGATGTATATTAGAATTATCACTATTGTTTAATTTATATGCACTCGGATAATTATTATTTCTATTAGAATAATTGGCAGGGTCATTTAATTCTTTAACATTTCCGGTTAAAATATCAAATAATTCTTTTTTATTATTATCATAATCACGTGCAATCATATTTTGTAAATATGAACCTGAAAATTTTTGTATTAATTGAGAACCGATAGTTATAGAAATTTCTTTAATTATTTGACAACCAATATTTTTTATCCATTGAAATTCATAAGGTCTATATTCAATTGTACCATAATTATTATATTGAAATATAGGACTCCATATTTTTGGTAAATTAATAACTAAAAATGCGTCAATTAATAAATCGCCATAACGACTAATTTTGAATTTGTATATAGATTCTTTATTTAAATCAATATTAGTTTGACCTTGTTGATCGATACGATATTTTTCAAGTCCAAAATTTGTATATTTATTATATTTTGATTTAAAAAAAGATTTATTAGGATTACTATTTAAAATAATATTTTGGTTACCAACCGCAATCAAATTTAATAAACCTCCAGCCATTATAATAATAAGTATATATTATTTTTATAATTTAATATTTATATAAATATTAAATATATTTATTTATTAATATGGATACTATAAAAAAAAATTTAGATAATATAACTAATAATAATGTAAATTATATATTTTTATCTTTTATTATAGTTTTTTTAATATTATTTTCATTTTTTACTTGGTTATTTAATAAACTACGATTACAAGGAGATTCTCATTGTGACGAATATAAAACGAAAGATGACAATGATAATTCTTTATCTTTACTAAGTCCAACCACAAGGACAATAACTACTGATTCAAATTTGAATCAGTCCATACCATCAGCTCTAAATAGTTCTCGTACAGATTTATTTAGAAATTTTTATTATTTAACAGCATATAATTGTTGTTCTGGTAGAAATTATAAAAATAATTGGGTTAATACATGCGCATTAACTAATGCATTAAAAATAGGTGCGAGATGTTTAGATTTTGAGATATATTCATTAAACAATAAAGCTATAATATCGACGTCAACAACAAATGATTATACAGTAAAAGAAACATATAATTATATAAATTTTGATACAGCAATGGAATTAATAAGAAAAAATCCTAATAGTAATAGTAATAGTAATAAAGGTCCACTAATTTTATTATTTAGAATAAAAAGTTTAAATAAAATTATATATGATAAAATGGGAAGAACATTATATGATAAGTTTAATAATACAGATTCTGATAATAATCAATTATTATCATATTATTATAATCATCAATTTATTGGAGAAAATACAGCAAAATTATATACAACAGAATTAAAACATTTAAAAAATAAAATAATAATAGCAGTTCATAGTGAATATGTTAATTTCAATAAAACAAATTTATCATATGTAACAAATATGAAAGTAGGAAAGGAAGATGATGCAAATTCAAAGGCGGTAATTTATAGAGATGAAGAGTTAATGGCTAAAGGAAAAAGTAATCAAAAATTAATTAATGATTCACAAAGTAAATTTATTTTTGTATTGCCATCAATGAATAATACAAATAAAAATATGGATAGTATGTTAGCATTTAGTAATGGTTGTCAATGTATTGCTATGAAATTACAATTTTATGATAGTAATTTAGCATCATATTATAATTTATTTAAAACAATAAATAATGATGTTCCCTCCCCATATGCTTTAAAACAATTTAGTAAAAGAAAAGATAAAGAATCAGCTAATACAATTAGTGATGGTATAGAGTTAAACACTCCGGATATAATCGATTATTTTAATTAAATATAAAAAATAATAATATTATCAAGTGAAATAATATTATTATATATTAATAACACTATATAATATGAAAAAGGAAATTTTAGAAGAAAAAGAAATGTCTTTATTACGAGATGCAGTTGATACAATAACATATAAATCCGGAAAAAAATTACTTGATAATGAAAATATTAAAAAAGTATTAAGTATATTGGAAGATTTTTTACAAACACATAAAACATTATGTTATGGAGGTACAGCAATTAATAATATTTTACCAGAAAATGATAGATTTTATAATAGAAACATAGAATTACCTGATTATGATTTTTTTACTCCATATGCTATGGAATATGCTAAAAAATTAGCAACTATTTTTTATAAAAATGGATTTATAGAAGTAGAGGCTAAATCGGGTGTTCATAGTGGTACATATAAAGTATTTGTAAATTTTTTACCTATTGCTGATATAACATATCTTGAACCTAAATTATTTCATAATTTAAATAAAAAAAGTATAAAAATAAATGCGATAAATTATTGTCCGCCAAATTTTTTAAGAATGGCATTATATCAAGAATTATCTAGACCTAATGGTGATATATCCAGATGGGAAAAAATATTGAAACGATTAATTTTATTAAATAAAAATTACCCATTGAAAGGATTTACTTGTAATGATTTAAATTTTCAAAGAAAATATGAAGGTTCAAATAATGATTCTTTTAAAATATATAATAATGTAAAAAAATCTATAATTAATGAAGGTTTAGTTTTTTTTGGTGGATTTGCGTTATCTATTTATAAAAATTATATGCCAAAATATCAGAAAAAAAATATTTTACATATTCCTGATTTTGATGTTTTATCCAATAATGCTTATAAATCAGCATATATAATTAGAGAACAATTACATTATGAAGGATTTAAAAATGTAAAAATTATTAAAAAACAACCCATCGGAGAATATATAGAGAATCATTATGAAATCATAGTTAATAAAGATACTGTTGCTTTTATATATCAAACAACCGCGTGTCATAGTTATAATAAAATAATTATAAATAATGAGACAATTAAAATAGCAACAATAGATACAATTTTAAGTCTATATTTAATATTTATATATGCGAATAGAAATTATTATAATATTAATAGATTACTATGTATGAGTGAATATTTATTAAATTTACAAATAAAAAATAGATTAAGTCAAAAAGGTGTTTTACGACGATTTACATATAATTGTTTTGGATACCAAGCAACAATAGAAGATTTAAGAGGTAAAAAAACCGAAATATATAATAAAATTAAAGGTAAAAATAATTTTAAAAAAAGTAAAGAATTTAAAGAAAATTTTTTCAGATATATACCCAATTCTGTATCAAATGATATAAATAATACAAATGATACAAATGATACAAATGATACAAATGATACAAATGATACAAATAATACAAATGATAAAAATAAAAATAAAAATAAAAATAAAAATAAAAATAAAAATAAAAATAAAAAAACCATTAAAAAAAAACAAAGAAAAAGAAATACATATAGAAAATAATTACTAAAATTTGCTAAATAATTAATAATATTTATAAATTTTATGATAAATTATTATAAAATTTATAAAATATTCTACATTCTAGGGAAACCAACTAGATTGGCACCTATACCGAAACCCGCACCAGATCTTGCTGATGCTCCCATACTTGGGATAAATGTATCTAAAATACTGAATGTTGCAGCCGCCATTAAACCAATTATTGCTACTTCTTCTAATTTTAAAGAACGTTTTTCAGGTGGAATAACAAAAGCAACAATAGCAACCATTAAACCTTCAATAAAATATTTAATTGCTCTTTTTACTAATTCATTCATTCCGGTATTCATTTTTTTTATAATATTTACAAAGAAAATAATAAATAAATAAATAAATAAATAATAATAATATTTATAAATAATATTTAAATACTAAATAATAAGTATAACTATTATTTAATATGTCTAATAAAAAAAAATCATCAAATTCTAAATATGTTGATTTATTAGATGAAGATAAACCAATTGCAGGACAAAAATACGTATGTTTAAGTTTTATTTCACCTGAAAATATAATAAAAGATAAAAATTTATTTTATTTTAATAAATTTTTAAAGCAATTTGAGTTTTATAAATCATTTGACAAATACACACAATTTTTAAATTTTTTAAGTTATAAATATAATCTTGATTTTAATAAATTAACAGATGATATGAATGAATATATTAAAGAAGAGAAAGATAATTTATTTTTAACTACGCTTGATGATGATTATAAAACATATTTAGATAAAACTGAAGATAAATTACAAGATGAATATAATAAATTATATGAATTTCAAACAAATACACGAGGTGTAAAAGTAAGAGGTGTTTTTTCTACACAAGAAGAAGCGGAATTAAGATGTAAATTTTTAAGAGATAATGATTCAGCACATGATGTATATGTTGGACAAGTTGGTTTATGGATGCCATTTCATCCTGAAGCATATAAAACTGGTAAGGTTGAATATTTAGAAAAAGAATTAAATGAATTAATGCATCAAAAGAAAAAAAATGATGAAATAAGTAAAGATGAATTTAAAAAACGTATACAAGATAGTAAAAGAAAAGCAATAGAAGAAAATATAAAAAAAGCCGAAAAAGAAGGTAATAAATTAATGCAAAGTATAAACGAAAATAATGAATTAGTTAATAGTGATACAATGGATGTACCAGGTAAGAATTTATTATACGGCGACGGTAGTAATGATGATATAGCAACAGCAAATTTAAGAAAACAATTATTTGAATCAGATGATGTAATATTACCAACTGATAAAAATAATGATCATGGAATAAGTAGATTAACTAAATTAAAAGATGATAAACAAGATGATAAACAAGATGATAAACAAGATGATAAACAAGATGATAAACAAGATGATAAACAAGATGATAAACAAGATGATAAACAAGATGATAAACAAGATGATAAACAAGATGATAAAATAAATATTAATTAAATATTTTAAAAATAAATCTATATTATATATTATATAATAAATAATATATGATTTTTAATAAAGATAATACTATAAAAGAAACTGAAAATAATTGTAATTATGAAGGTTGTAAAAAAAAAATAAAATTAACAGATTTTCCTTGTAAATGTAAACAATATTATTGTAAAATTCATAAATTTCCAAATTTACATAATTGTAATTATGATTATAAAGAAATTTTTAAAAAAAAATTAAAAATAGAGGAATTAAAATGTTCTTCAATAAAATTAGAAAAAATATAATGATAATATATTATGAAATATATTATCAATACATTGATAAATACATTTTTAACAAGTGGTATCAGTTTTACTATTTTATTAACAATATTAAATTTAATAATTAATTATACAAATTTAATTAGTTTTTATGCTTTTTTTAGTGGTTCTTTTATACTTGTAAATTTATATCAATATTATACTATTATAAAAAAAAATAATAAATCAAGTGATACTTTTTTGATTCATTCAATAATAGGCGGTATTATTTGGGTTATATTAAGTGTTTTAATGTATATATTACATATAAATAATATAACATATAAAAATATAATATCTTTTACATGTTTAATATTTTTGATAATATGTATAATATATTTATTATTATGCATTAATAATGTATTTATTTTTTAATTACTTAACTGATAAATTATTAATTACCATTTACTTTTTCGTACATTAATTTTAGGCCCTTTTTTCTTATCTCTTGTATTTGGATCATAAACTTCTTCGTCATCATCAGAATCAAGATTTTTGCTAATTTCCCAAAATTCTTTTGAACCCAATTTAAAATTTTTGTGATCTTCGGCTTTATACCAATAAATTTGATCATTAAGTTTATTAGATTTAGCATTGTTATTAATTACTAAACATTCATAATTTTCAGTACATTGATCCATTACTTGAGAAAAAGATTCAAATGTTGGAAACATACCTGCATAATTTTCATATATTTTTTTTCTATTAGATATGTATGGTTCCCGTAATATAAAAACATAATCTATATTTGTACGAAGATTAGGTGGAATACCAAGTGGATATTGCATTGTGATGATTAGCATCATCTTCCAATGACGTCCATTCATAAATAGTAAACGCATCATTTTGTCTCTAGTCCAAGAAGCATCAAATAAACAATCATCCAAAATAACAAACGCTCTAGGATCGATTGTTGATTTTTTATACATTTCTACTTCTTTTTTCATTTGTTTTAAAACAGTTTTTTGTCTTTTTAAAATATTTTCAATAATTGCAGAATTATATTCATCATGAATAAATAATTTAGGTACATGTTGTGTATAAAATCCATTCCCGGCTTCTGTACCACTTATAACTGTCCCTAATGGTATATCTTGATGATAATATAGTAAATCTCTTACTAAAAATGATTTACCAGTATCACGACGACCAATTAAAACAATAACAGGTCCTTTATTTTCATTAGGTTTAAAACTAATTGATTTCATATCAAATTTTTTTAATTCCAATGTCATTTATATTTAAATACAATTTAATAAATTATATTTAAATACGAATATAAAAAAGATAGATATATTTTTTTAAAAATATAATAACGTTAAATATATAAAATATATTTATTTATTTATTAAAAATGTCTATAAATTATAGAAAAAAAAATAATTTAGAATTATTTAATAATTTTTATGATTTGCTTGATATTAGTAATAGTCAAAATTATTTACCTATATATAATATTTTTTTTAATTTGAATAATACAAACTATAATATTATAAATTTAAATAATAGTAATTTTTTAAAACAAATATTAAAAAAACTTGATTATAATAAATTTATGGGAAATATATCAACTGATGAATCAAATAATATTCTTCAAAAAAAAATTTTTTTTAAATTTTCTCCATTAGTAGACCCAATTAAATATTTAATTGGTAAATATAATAGTATAAATGATAATATTAATTTATTAGATTTACCTAATTACAACAATTATAATTTAATTGATAAAAAAATACATAGAGAAAATAATTCATCATATATAGATTCATTTTTCTCATATTTATCGAGTATTTTATTAAATAAATATAACATGTACAATGCAATCGATTTTTATGGTTCATTTTTAGGAATAAAACATAACTTTATAACCGAAATTAGTGATGATATAGATATTTTGGATGATTCTGATTTTTTTCATAAAAATTTAAATATATTATTTAAATTAACAAATAATAATTTAGCAAAAAAAATGTTTAATAATACTCGTAAATTTAAATCAAAAATTAAATTATCAAATGATGAATTTGATATAAATGATATTAGTGATATAGTTGAAATAAATATTATAAATAAAACAAATGAAACAAATTATTCAAATGAAACAAATTATTTAAATGAAAAAAATTTAGAAAAATTAGTATTAGAATATGAAAAATGTGAAAATAATGAAAATAATGAAAATAATGAAAATAATGAAAATAATGAAAATAATGAAAATAATGAAAATAATGAAAATAATGAAAATAATGAAAATAATGAAAAAAACAAAAAACGTAAAAAAAACAAAACAAATGAAAATAGTTTAAATAGTAACTCTTTATGTTCTTCTAGATATTCAGATACAAATAAAGTAAGCGATGAAACAACATCATCAATTGATGAATTAGAAAGTGATGAAGAAAGTGATGAAGAAAGTGATGAAAGTTCTATTGATGAAGATATTTTTATATCTATTAATAAATTTCCGGTAAACATTATAGCACTTGAATGTTGTAAATCTACATTAGATGAATATATTTCAAATAATCAAATATCTAATAATGAATGGGAATCGATTGTTTTACAAATATTATTAACTTTAATAGTATATCAAAAAGTATTTGATTTAACTCATAATGATTTACATACAAATAATATAGTTTATATAGAAACGGAAAAAAAATATTTATATTATAAATATAATGATAAACATTATAAAATACCTACTTTTGGTAAAATATATAAAATAATTGATTTTGGAAGAGCTATTTATAAATTTAAAAATAGACAATTATGTAGTGACAGTTTTTATGAAGATGGTGATGCTTTTACACAATATAATTTTGGACCATTTTATAATACTTCAAAGAAAATAGTAAAACCAAATCCAAGCTTTGACTTATGTAGATTGGGATGTAGTATATTTGATTATTTTATAGATGATATTAATGATATAATAAAAATAAAATCACCAATTAAAAAAATAATAATTTCATGGATTTTTGATGATAATAATAAGAATATTTTATATAAAAATAATGGAGATGATAGATATCCTGATTTTAAATTATATAAAATGATAGCTAGAACTGTAACTAAACATATTCCAAGCAATGTTATAAAAAATGAATTATTTAATAAATATGTTGTTTCAAAGAAAAATATAAATAAATCAGGAATAATATTAAATATAGATGAACTACCTATATTATTCAATAATAATATTATATAATAATTAAAATATAAATTTTTTATAATAATTAAAATATAAATTTTTTTATAATAATTTAAATATAAATTTTTTATAATAGATTTTAAAAAATTTATATTTAAAAATTTGGTTGATTGACAAAAACATCAGGTGCACATTTTCCTGATGATAATATATTAAATACATTAAATTCATTTAATATAAATAGTGAAATAATAGACGCTATAAAAACTATAAGAGATTCTTTAAATAAGATTTTTAATCCTTTATTTTCTTTTAATATTAATCTCATTTCCAAAAATTTTATTATAAAAACTATAATTGTAATAGTTAATGATGTAATAAATTCATTATTCATATTTTTATATATATTTATAATAATCTATTATAAATATATTAACGAATTATATATTTTATATTTACTTTAATTCTTCAATGTCTAAATCAAATATATCATCATTATTATTATTATTATTATTATTATCATTATCATTATCATTTTCATCGTCATCTATATCCGTCTCATTACTCATTGTATCTGATATATTTAAATTAATAGTATCGTTATCTAGATCTTGATTTATATTATCAAAAACTAAATTATCTATATCTATTTCATTTTTATCTATAATATTTTTATCATTTTTTATGGTAATTGGGGGTATAATTGTATTTAATAAATTTTCTTTTTTATTATCTTTTTTATTGTCTTCAATATTATCTTCAATTTCTTTGTTAATTTCTTTATTAGCATTTTTTATAACATTTTTTAAATTTTCATCTTTTTCTTTTTTTAATTCTTCTTTTAATTCTTGTTTTATTGTTTCTAAACTATTATTTAAATTTTCTTTTTCTATTTTTATAATCTCTTCTTTATCCGGAATTACTTCTTTTTTTTCTTCTACTTCAATATCAGTTTCTACTGTTTCATCTAAATATAACTGTAATATATTTTCAACAGGTATATTATCTCTTATAGTATTTGTTATACACTCTTTTATTATTATTTCTAATTCTCTATTATTTTTTTGTACATTTAATGGAGGTATATCTTTTTCAAATAAATATATATTTACATATAACTTTCTTGCTATATTAATATATACTTTATGTATAAAAGTATTTATATTTGGTATATCAATATTAATTTTTTTTTGTTTTAAACCTGGTCGTATACAAGTTAATGCTTTTAAATGTGTTATATGAACACAAGTTAATAAATCAGATATATAATTACAAGCAGAACTTTCAGTAATACGTTTAACTTCTTTATCAATTATTTCTTCACTCCATCTTGGTATATTAATTAATAAATTTTGATAAGTCATTAAATATTTTTCTTCTGAGTCAGTACTTATTGCTAAATCATATGCTTCGTTATATATAAACTTAAAACCTTCAATAATACATGGTGTTAATATATTTATTAATCTAATACAAAATTCATTTCTAGATTCATTAATGGTTGTTATATTATATTCATCCATTATTTAAATAAATAAAATATTTTCTAAATCAATATTATAACGAAAATATATAAAATTTAAACAAACAAAAATAATTATTTTTTCATCTCTTATTTCTTTTTTCATACTTTCAATTAATAGTAAAAAATTATATTTATTAATATTATTTTCAATATTATTTTTTATATATTGAATTAATAAATCACCACTAAATGCCAAATTATATAATTTATTTGTTAAATTAATTATATCTATAGTATTTATTGATTCATCGTTATTGCTTTTTAAGATTTTAATCAAAGCATTCTTATTTTTATTATTAATTTTTTCTATTTCAATATTTGCATTTCTTTTTATACAATCTTTACAATATAAATATGTAAATCTAGATAATATAGGTTTCAATAAATCATCTTTATTATTTACTATAATAAAAAAACGAGTACTATGATTATAAATTTCAATACACCTACGTAATGAACTTTGTGCATCAATTGTTAATTTATCTGAATTTAATAATATAATACTTTTAAATATTTTATTATTATCAAAATTAGTTATTGATGAACTAGCAAAAAATTTTAATTGTTCTCTTATATATCGTATGTTACCTTTACCAAAAGAACAATTAACTATTAAAATATAATCATCTATATTTTTTTTTGTTTTATATATCATTTTTAAAAATGTAAATAACAATGTTTTTTTACCTGTTAAATAATTTCCGCATAATATAATATTTGGTATATTATAATTTTCATATAATGTAATTAATTTATTTAATAGATTAAGATTATGTTCATTTAATATATCTAAATTATTTATTATATTCTCTCTTATTATATTATCATATTCATTATTATTTTTATCATTTAATAAATATTTTTTTTTTATACTATTTAATAATGTATCATTATCACATATATTATTATTTATAGTATCATTCATATTATTAATATTATTAATATTATTAATATTATTCATATGATTATTTTAATTATTTAAATAATATTATTTTTAAGTATAATATGATTACTATAAATTGTTTATATAGTATAATATATAATGTCAACCAAATTATCTGATACAAGAGCTGATACACACTCTGATAAAAGTGTTAATATGTGGATACAAATTACAAATGATGAACAAGATGATTCATTTGCTATTGGAACTAATATACCAAAAAATATAACAGATTTATTAGACCCAAAAGTATTACAAAAACAAGTTTTACAAATGGTTGTAGATGCTTCATTTGATAATGTAGATGTTTCTGGCTACTTAAATGTTCTTGGAAAATCAATTTTAGATAACGTAGATACAAGACTAGCAAATTCAACTATATTAAATACAGGTTTTATTAGTGTTGATAATGAACTTATTATTGGCGAAACATCTACTTTTAGTGTTCAAAATCAAATAGATGTAATTAATACTCAAATAACAACTATAAATGGTAATATAGATAATATTGATAGTTCTATAGTACATATAAAAAATAATTATGTTGAAAAAATTATATTCAATGATTTAAGTAGTCGCTTCTATATATTAGAAAATTCATTTCAATTATTAGATTTAAGTGCAATAAGAGACTTTGTTTTTAATGATTTAAGTAATCGTTTTTATATATTAGAATCGTCTTTTAATGTATTAGATTTAAGTAATTTTAAACATCAAATATTTTATGATTTAAGTAAAAATTTTTATGATTTAAGTTCATCACATCATACTTTGAAATCTATTACTGTTAAAAATACAATATTTAATGATTTAAGTAGAAATTTTTATAATTTGGATAATTCTTTTACTTTACTTGATTTAAGTAATTTTAAATTTAATATTTTTAAAGATTTAAGTCAAAGTTTTTATAATCTTGAAATTTCATTTAATAATTTAATTGATAATTCATTTAATATTTTGTATCAAGATTTCTATGAATTAAGTAGAAATTATTATATTACAGAATATAGTTTTAATCAACTAAATTCATATAATGAATCATTTAGAAATAAAAGTATAATTTTAGATAATATATATGATTTATCATCTAATTTTTATTCATTACATAATTTATTTAATGATTTAAGTGGATTAACATATAAAATAGACACTAGTTTACATTTATTAGATATTAGTGCTGTTAGAGATAATGTATTTGCTGAATTAAGTTCTAATTTTTATAGTTTGCAAACCAGTTTTAATGATCTAAGTAATCATTATACACAAATTAGTGTATTTAATGATCTTTCAAAAAATTTTTATTATTTGGAATCAAGTTTTATTTCATTAGAAGCAAGTGCTATTTTAGATTATACATTTACTACTTTAAGTGGAAATGTTAATAAATTAAATGATGATTTTAATACTTTATCAGGTGATGTATATGAAATTAGTAATAATGTTAGTAAGAATTATAATGATATATCATTTTTATATAGTTATTTTGAATTAAGTGATAATAGAATAGTAGTAAATTTCCCAATGGATATTTCAAAATTATATTTATTAAATGATGAATTATTAATAAAACAAGATATATCTTATACTTCATTAGAAACTACGGATAGCAGTAAAAATCATATATTAACATTTAATCAAATTAATCAATTATTAGTTCAACGAGACTTTTTATTATCCAGTACATTCAATGATTCTATTGCTAGTATCGGAAGAAATCAATTAATAGTAAATGACGCAAGTCAAACATTTTTTGAAGTCATGACTCAACAACCTAATAAATTTGATAAAATTAATGACGGATTAACTAATACATCAACTGATACTTTAACTATTAATTGGAATTTTGATAGTATTTTAGTAAAACAAGATAATAAAATATTAAATGCTAGATTAGCATTTTTAGAAGATAGCACTAATTTAAAATCAAAACAATTACCATATATAAATGAAATTAAATTAGAAATTAGTGGAAATATTGATAATACTAATGCACCTAATAATAGAAGTTGGATAGATTTTTCTACAATACAAATTACAGATATATCAAATTATGATATTTCAAAAAATAAATATTTTGTTATTAATCAATCTTCCAATACTGATAATAATGTAAATAGTATATTAAGTAAAACAGAATTTTTTGATATAAGAGTTTATGGTATAAATTATGCTAATAATTTTCCAAATATAAATTCTCGTAGTTTATATTTTAATAATTTAAAATTTGGAGGGCAAGGAGTTCCTAGTCAACCAAGATTATTATCTGAAATTTCTTTTAATAAAAATCAAACTAATAATGAACAAAAATATACTTTGACATTAGATGTTTCTGATGTGGATATATGTAGTAATTATGCAAATACATTTATAACGGGGTATTATGTAACAACAAATATAGTAGATGATTTACGTGATGATTATTTAAATTATAATAAAGTAGGATTAAACTCATATAATATACCAATAATAGATTTTAATTTAAATAGAACGGATATATATGCAAATGTACCTTTTAGTATAGAAATATTTTCTAAAACTAATTCAAACTCAATTATATATTATGGTTCTAGATTTAAATATGATATAAAAGTAAGAAATAGTTTAGGTGATACAACTTGGTCTGAAGTTTTACCAGTAACTACAACAAATTTTTCTCGCATTCCAAGAAGCAATGGTATAACTTCAACTTTTAATATAAATAGTAAACTACAATCATCGAATAATAATAAACTAATTTTATCAAAAACATATAGTAAAAATATTAATTATATAAATTATAATATAGAATCTTTTAAACACTTACTTATTTCCTCTAGTAATCATAATTTTCAAATAACATATGACCTTGCTAATAATTTAGATACTACAAATAATTATGGTTATGGCAAAGAATTAAATAATAAAGAAAATGTAGTTTCTTTATCTGTATTTTATAATGATATATGTTATCAAGAATTATTATTTGATGCTTCTTGGGCAAAAACACAACCAACAGAAAATAAACATAATGATATAATAGAAAAACCATTTATTAGTTTTACGGGTGATATTATTAGAGATTTTGCTGGTTCAACAAATACAGTTGCAAATAATTTTAAAAAAGGTTTTAGATTAGTCGCAGATAATTTGAAATTCAATACAATAGATATATCTCATTTAAATGCATTGAATATAGAACCATCTAATAGTATATATTCTATTCAATATAATTATACAAGAGACTCTATTGTTAATAAATCTTATAATAATTCATATGACTTATCATTTGTCTTAGATGATTTAAGTCTTGTTCCAAGTATGTTATATGAAAATAATATACATATAAACGATTTAATTTATTGTATGGGTATTCCAAGTGTAAAACATTTTAATATTGATATGTCTAGAACATATATAGATATAAATTACAATACTATGTTATTAGAAAAAAATGGTTTAAATAATAATTCAATAATATCAAAGATTAATAAACCATCATCTTTAAATTATATTAATGAAAATAATACAATAAATGTATTATTACAACAAGATTTAATAGATGAAACAGGATTATACCAGTTTGATAATATTTCTAATATTTTAGAAAATTTGGGATATTTTAATAATTTAACTTATATTCAAAGTATATTAACTACAGATTATTCTTTAAATTGGAATGAAAAAGTAGATAATTTTTATACAAAATTATCTAATATAGATATTAATTATGATATTTCATTAATTACTAATCATTATTGTGATAAAAATAGTTTTCATCCTGATTTATCTACTTGTAATCTTGATTTAAGTAATATGGATATTTATGAAGTTACAGATATTTCAGCATTATTTAAAACACCAATTGCTGACCTATGTTATAATACTTTATTTGAAAAATATGATGACCATACTAAAAAAGTAAAAGAACATACTTTATTATATATCAATAATAAATTTCAAAATGTAAATACACAACCATATCCTAATATAAGCGACTTTTCTTATAATAATTTAACCAATGATATAAGTGAAAATTTATATGATTCTTCAAATCAACAATATGATTTTAATGGAGATTTAAGTGATAATGGATTTAAATGGATAGCTATAAAATTAGAAAGTTTTATAAATAGAGATTCTCAAACAAATTTGATAAATCAATATGGGTTTAAATATAATTTTAATACATATAGCATACTACAAGATGGACAAGATTATTATATTGATATTAGTAAAATTTTAAATGATAATAATATTACAAATAATTTTTATAATGCAAACTTAAAAGATTATGTTGATACACTTTTATTTTTTACAAAAATAAAAGATGAAACTAATGTATTATCTTATAATAACGTATGTTTAAATAATAGATTAAAAGCCACAACTGGTACACAAGGTACTTGGTTTACAAACGCGAGAAATAAATATCAAGCAATTGGTCATGAACCAAGAGTTCTTGATATTTTAAATTATTCATTTAATAATTCAGATAAAACACCTTATCAAAAATATATGAATGGTGCATTAACTATTCTTGATAAATATAAAATAATGATGCCATCAGACCAAGATTTTGCTAATTACATTTATAATGATATGTTTATTTTAATAGGTATGAAAAATTAAATAATATTATATAAGAATATTATAATATTTATATATGACTTCTAATTTTGATGATAATGAAAAATTAGATATATTATTTAAAAAAAGTTTAAATATAACAAATACTACATTTGGAAAAACATGGTATACTGAAGGAAATAAAGTTCCTTTTAATAATTATATAAATAGTGAATATGTATTATTAGAGAATATACCAGATAATCCCGACTTTAATATAAATGGTATTGTAAGAACAGCAGAAAGTATAGATTTATGTGGAAATACTGATTTTTATAATTATAATTTTGATATTAATAACAAAAGTAATAGTTCTATCGTTGATGATTCAACTGGAAAAATTCGTAGATATCAATATTTAATTTTAGATCAAGTTGATGGTGTATCTACTGGAGATTCTTGGTATAAAAAAGATTCTAGTGGCAATATAATTACATATAATATTTTACAATATAATTATAAAAAAGTTGGTTCAAATAGCCCTTATTTATATTATTTATATTCTCAAAAATCATTCCTAGAAGAATTTTCTCCAAATATACCAGATGGAACATTTGGTGGTAATTGGTTTATTGATATTCATAATGGTTTATTATTATTTCCTGATTTTGAAAATTTAAGAATAAAAAATAATAGTACTCCTAATTACTGGATAAATAATACAGACAATAAACCGGTTTTAACATTTTATACATATATAGGAAGAAAAGGTTTAGACAATCTTATTTTACCTTCAAGTAATACTTTTAATGTTTTACAAATAGCATCAACTAACATAATATCAAAAGAAACAGATTTAATAATTGATTCAAGTAATTATACTATTATTAATGATTTATCTGTTAATTTAAATGTTTTAAAATTAAATAGTAAATATAAAATTTTATTAAATTTTAATTATGCTTCACCATCATATTTTGATACTTTCTTTAAAATAGGATTATTTTATAAAATATATTCAGGAACTGATATTTCTGAAAATCTAATTTCTGAATATAAACTCGGTTCTGAATATGCAAATTCTTCTTTTGACCAATTTAGTAAAAATTTTTATACTGATATATCTAGCCAAATTGGAGATATATTAAATTTTTATATTAAAGCAAAAATTTATAGAGAAAATAATAATGTAGAAGATATACCAAATAATGATGATTTTAAACCAAAAATAATATTTACAACTCTTGGTAATATTTTAAATGTTGAAGAAGTTAATTTAGCTGTTAGTTAAAAATTTGTAATATTTTTCTCATATAATTTTTCTCATTTAATTTTTCTCATTTAATTTTTCTCATATAATTTTTCTCATATAATTTTTCTCATTTAATTTTTATCATTTAATTTTTCTCATATAATTTTTCTCATTTAATTTTTATCATTTAATTTTTCTCATATAATTTTTCTCATTTAATTTTTATCATTTAATTTTCTCATTTAATTTTGCGTTAAAAAATAATAATTTTTAAAATTATTATTTTCTAATTTTATTATATAAATAATATGTCTGATCCATCTTACAACACAAGAATTATAGATATTTCAAATGAGTTAGTACCTTTTAATGATGATAGAAAAAGTTTAAAAATTAAGGCTGGTGAAATTCGTGCTACTAATTTATCTGATAAAAATTGGGCAGGACTAGATATTTCTAATTTTTTAAAATTAGCAGGTGATGATAATACATATATTAATTTGATTCAAGGTGGAGGATTAGAAATTAGTTCAAATGATTTAACTTATGAAAAAAGTATATTAGATGCTAGTAATATAAAATCACATTATTTAACAGGTCAAGATGTTAATTTTACAAAATTAAATGTTCAAGATTTAAGTGCATCATCAGTTGATATTAGCTCAAGTTTAAAGATTATAAGTAATAATATACCTTATTTAGAAGTCGATGTTTCAAATACAACTACTCATTTTAGAAATTCACATGTTACTATTGGCGATTTAGACGGGAATAGTTCAAACAAATTTTCATCATATCAGGGATTAAACTTGAAAACAAGAAAAAAAAATGTTAACGGGACCGAACAAATCGGAAGTAATATTTTACAGATGATACATCATGATGATAAAAAAGTTTTTGAAATAAAAAAAGATAATGACCAAAATGTCAAACCGCCTTATATGAAATTATATGATGTTACTAATGATGTCCCATATTTTTCAGTAGAAAAGGCTGATGAAGACCTAGCTACTGATGGATTATTATATTTAAAAGGAGATATTTCTGCGACAAATAATATTAATGTCGGAAATGATATTAATGCTCTAGGATGTGTTACTAGTGATAATCTTACAGTTAATAATAAAATACAAACTAGCACTAATAATGTAACAATTTTAAAACCATTATTAGCTCAAAGAAATGTTAATATAAGTGGTGATTTAATAGTTGATGGTTCGGATGGCGACATAAATACATCATTAAAATTAGTTCAAGATAAATTGGATTTATTTGTTGATACAAGTTTTGATTTAAATGTAGATATATCAAATCATTTATTAGTTAAAGATGTTTCTGTTAATAATAATGTGTCAATTTCAAATGAGTTAATTGTTAAAGATAAATTAACTGTTAATTCAAATAATATAAAAGTTGATAAACAATTAAATGTTAATAATGGTGCTAATTTTAATTTTGATAGTACTGATACAAAATATGATTTTTCTATTAATTTAGTAAAAGATGATTCTGAGTTTATTTTAAACAAAGTCGGAAACAATGGTAAAATAAATTTAACACAAAGTAAATTATCTTTAAATCATGATGCAAGACTAGATATATCATCAAATGCAATTAACTTAATGGGTGGATTAAAAGTAATAGATAATAAATCATTAAATAATATTTACTTAGATATTTCCAATGGAAATGTTGAATTTAAAAATAATAATAATTTTAAAATTAATAATGGAACTGATACATTTTTAGATGTATCAACTAATTCTACAACATTAAATACAAATACATTAAAATTACAATCAGGTTCAGATCAGATGGATACTATAAAATTTTCTCTTGAAAAAGGTGATATTTCAAATAATGGCTATATTCATAATTTTGGAGATGTAAGTTTGGCTAATAATAATTTTACTATAACTCCAAATAAAGTATCAATGAATCCAAATGTATTTATGGGACAAGATTTATCGGTTTCAAATACTGTAGATATATGTAATACATTAAATGTATTAAATGGTTTAACAAGATTATTAGAATTATCTGCTTCTACTGTAGAAATTTCGGGTGGTTCAATAAATAATACAACAATAGGTTTAACTAACCCTGCTGATGCTTCATTTAATTATGTAACTGTTGCAAATGATTTATTTGTATTAGGAAGAAGTGATTTTGAACGTGATGTATCAATCAATGGTGCTTCATTAACAGTTGCAAATAATATTAGTGGTGGTGCAAAATTACATATTGGTGGAAGAGCTGATTTTTACAATGATGTATCAATTAATACTTCATTAACAGTTAACAATAATATACATGCTGAAAGAATATTAATAACTTCTACTGTAACAGATATTTCTACAAGTGCAAATATTCAAGGAGATATATCAGCAGGGGGAGCTTTAAATATTGAACAAGGTGCAACAATAGGAGGTGATTTAAGAGTTAAAGGACCAAACTTATATTTATCTGATGCTTCTGGTTCTTCCCGTAATTCTTTTGTTTCTAATTCATATATATATGGTGGAAATACAATTTTTATAGATCCGTTAGCTCAAGGTGATACATCAGGAACAGTTGTAATAGAAGGTGATTTAACAGTTAAAGGAACAACAACTACTATTAATTCAACGACATTAGATATTTCAGATACAAATATAACTTTAGCATCAAGCTTACCCAACACAACATTAATTAATATGCTTAGACCAGGTATAGATATTTCTAATTTAATATCTTTTAGTGTTATAAGAGATACAGAACAGTTATATAATACAGAAGCTAGTTTTCAGTCTTTAGTTGGTACACAATCAGATATTAGTAATTTAAAATGGAAAACTAATTTAGGTATTTATGCATCATCTGATATAAGTGCATTATCAGGAACAATAGATACAAGTTTTGTTGTTGGAAAATTATTAAAGTCTAATACATTACAAGTAAATACTAATAATTTAGTAGTTGATTCAACTAATGATAAAGTTTCAACTAATCTTTCGTTATCAGTTACAAAAGATATAAGTACTAATTCATATTTATATGTTCAAGACTATATACATAATATTGGAGATGTAAGTTTAGTTGATAGTAGATTTACTATAACTAAAACAGATGTATCAATGTCTGAAAATGTATTTATGGGAAAAGATTTATCAGTTAATGGAAATGTGGATATATGTAATACATTAAATGTTAACACATTAAAAGTTTCTAGATTAAATAATTTAGAATTTGTAGGAATAAATAGAACAGGTACAGATTTTTCATTTAATATTGGAACAGATTTTATAGTATATAATAATGGTAATACTATAATAGGAGGTAATGTAGATATTAGTAATGGTCTTGATTTAAGTGGTGACTTTACACTTGAAGAAGGAACTATTACATTTACTGGACCAGACAATAAATCATTGTATATTGATTCAAGTGCCAATTTAGATTTATCAGGTAGAATTAATATTAATAATAATAAAATTGAATTAACAAGTGATGGTTCGGGATATTTTGTTGGTGATTTAAGTGCTGGTGGTTATTTAGAAATTGCTAAAACTACTGATTTATGTAATACATTAAATGTATTAAATGCTTTAACAACATTATCAGATTTATCTGCTTCTACTGTTAAAATTTCTGGTGGTTCAATTGATAATACAACAATAGGTTTAACTACACCAGTTGATGCTTCATTTACTTATGTAACTGTTTCAAATGATTTAGTAGTATTAGGAAGAAGTGATTTTGAACGTGATGTATCAATCAATGGTGCTTCATTGACAGTTGGCAATAATATTACATTTGCTAATTCAAATACTAATACGGTAACAAGTAGACATTTAGGTGTAAATTCAGGGGGTCAAGTTACTACATCTAAATTAAACATTAAAGATGATAAATCAAATACCTCGTCTAATGATATAGCTGATTTTAATACATCATTAATAACTTTATCTCAAAATGTAAGATTATCTAATGCTACAAAATTTACCTTACAAGACGCACCTATTACCATTAATGACCATGCTGGTAATACTACAATAAAATTACATCCTAATAGTAATAATTATTCTCAATTTACTAATGATATATCTTTACTAGGTAGTGTAGATTTAGGCACAGGCTCAGGTAATGAAGTAATAAAAATAGGGAACGATAGTACACAAGATACATTACATGTTAATGCTGATTCTAAATTCTATGATGATATAATATTAGATACTACTAATGGTAGTAATACAGCTACTTTAAGAGTTGGTAACACTTCTAATAATAATACACTAATAGAAAACAATAAAATATCTTTAAGAGATGGTTCTGCTACCGAACAAATTACTTTAAATAATAATGGAAGTGCTACATTTAAAGGAAATATTACAGTTGAAAATAATGCTAACATAAATTTACAATATGCTAATTCAACATTACAATTGACTGGTCCCAATGCTATATATAGTACTGGTGCTGTTAATTTAACAAATATATCTGGTACTTCATTACATTCATCTGGTTATTTAAATGTCAATGGCGGGTTAACAACATTACATAGTAATTTAGATGTAAATAATAAATCGTTATACATTGAAACAGGAGATATTAAATTTCAAAATAATAATAATTTTAAAATTTATAAAAATGCTGGAATTGATACAATTTTAGATGTATCAACTAATTCTACAAAATTAAATACAAATACATTAAATTTACAATCGGGTACAGGTACTAATGATACAATAAAATTTTCTCTTGAAAAAGGTGATATTTCAAATAATGGCTATATACATAATATTGGAGATGTAAGTTTAGTTGATAGTAGATTTACTATAACTCAAAATGATGTATCAATGTCTCAAAATGTATTTATGGGACAAGATTTATCAGTTTCAAGAAATGTGGATATATGTAATACATTAAATGTTAGAACATTAAATGTCTCTAGATTAGATAATTTAGAATTTGTAGGAATAAATAGAACAGGCAGAGATTTTTCATTTAATATTGGAACAAATTTTATAGTAGATAAATCAGGTAATACTATAATAGGAGGCAATGTAGATATTAGTAATGGTCTTGATTTAAGTGGTGACTTTACACTTGAAGAAGGAACTATTACATTTACTGGACCAGACAATATTAAATCATTGTATATTGATTCAAGTGCCAATTTAGATTTATCAGGTACAATTAATATTAATAACAATAATATACAACTAACAAGTGATGGTTCTGGATACTTTGTTGGTGATTTAAGTGCTGGTGGTTATTTAGAAATTGCTAATACTACTGATTTATGTAATACATTAAATGTATTAAATGGTTTAACAACATTATTAGAATTATCTGCTTCTACTGTTGAAATTTCAGGTGGTTCAATTGATAATACAACAATAGGTTTAACTACACCAGTTGATGCTTCATTTACTTATGTAACTGTTTCAAATGATTTAGTAGTATTAGGAAGAAGTAATTTTAATAATGATGTATCAATGATTGGTGCTTCATTAACAGTTGCAAATAATATTAGTGGTGGTGCAAAATTACATATTGGTGGAAGAGCTGATTTTTACAATGATGTATCAATTAATACTTCATTAACAGTTGCAAATAATATACATGCTGAAAGAATATTAATAACTTCTACTGTAACAGATATTTCTACAAGTGCAAATATTCAAGGAGATATATCAGCTGGCGGAAAATTAGATATTTATGGAAATGCAACAATAGGAGGTGATTTAAGAGTTAAAGGACCAAACTTATATTTATCTGATGCTTCTGGTTCTTCCCATAATTCTTTTGTTTCTAATTCATATATATATGGTGGAAATACAATTTTTATAGATCCGTTAGCTCAAGGTGATACATCAGGAACAGTTGTAATAGAAGGTGGTTTAACAGTTAG